CCTCTTTCCCTACACGACGCTCTTCCGATCTATCATGAAGCCCTCTAAGGACACCTACCATGACCTCTTACGAAGATTCCATCCGGACTTCCGCTGAACATATGCATCGACTGCTCGCGTGTCGAGACAATGCGTCCACTGTTCTGGCGAAGTCTATGGCCCAACTGGGCCGCCCTCTGCCCGAGTCCGTTGCAGCCGCACTTTTGACTCTCGGCAATGCTCATGCCCCGATCACCCAGGCCTGCCGCCTGTGGAACTTGCCCCACCAGGATTTCAAGCAAGAAATCGCTATTTTGGCGAGAAATAAGCAGAAAATTCCGGGTTGGGGAGGCTCTTTTGCCACCGAAGGCGAGCCTGACCCCGTTTTATCCACATTTGATGCAGAATTTCCGCCTAGTTTGCTGATTAAGAGAGATGAGATGACCGATGCAGTATGGGAAGTGATCGGCAAGGCGATCTACCCGAACGCCGCGCTGTACACCGCCATGTTCGCTGACGTCCTCGCTATGACCCCCGAGCAAGCGCCCGAGCTCGCTCTATGTGGTCGACTGCCTATCTTCTGCTGGGCATGGAGAGAGAACTACGACGGAAGCGTCCAGTAAAACCGGCGATATAAGGCCGCTGAGGTTGTATGGCTTAGTAGTATTCAAATACTAAGTTGAACTTGAGTACATTCTATATCTATATCACCAACTAAGTATTACAGCTTAGAATTTACAAGTGGAGTTTTATTATGTCAGCACATGATAGACTAAGAAAGGCTCAAGCCCGAGCTCGTAATGGAGGTCCTAACTACAGGGCCACCGACACGGGCAAGGGCGACGTCAACCGCACTCGCGGCAAAGGCCTGACTCGCTATGAGCTCGGCATCGAACTTATGGAGATGGCTGAAGAATTCGGTCATGAATCTCCTGAGTACGAAGCTAAGCTCGAGGAGTGGCGTAATGCACAAAACTGAATATATTTATCCAAAGCTGAAGTCAGCCTCCTCTTACCAGAAGATGCTGAACTCTAAGGTCGAGCAACTCAAAACGCTCGGCGCTAAGATCGAGATCAAGGAGTACGCAGGCCGACCCCCAAGCTGGTCCGTCGAGGCCGGCGGCTGGAATGGTACTGAGCTCAAGAAGCTCAACTCCCTGCTCATCGTCATCAAGAACCAAGGCAAGAACGGCGACGTTGCCGCTTCTACTTACGTCACCAAGGAGTTCTATTACGGAACTATTAAGATCAGCGAAAGAGCAGACGCCGATGTCATGCAGGCATCCGTCGACTCTCTACTGGAGCACATCGATGAATACACAAGAGAACAGGCCGATAAACGATCACTGCGCAAAGGCAATCGCTGAAGCTGCTAAGAGAGCAGAAGAAGAAGCCCGCCGTGTCACCCCTACGGGGCACGATGCTGGCGACGAGGATCCCCACGCATGGTGAGAAGGATAATTAGACATTTTCACAAGCTGCGGACCCGACCGCATTTTATTACGGACCTCTGGTCCCGCTACGACAACTGGTGTCGCCCCAAGGAATACCTATGATTCTCCCATTCACGGGCCCCGAGCCCCAACGAGGCACGCCCAACAGCGCTGGCCTCGACCTAACTGTTGCCGCTATTGATGGCGACACCGTGCATACCGGACTGCGTGTCCAACTCCCCGAAGGCACCTTCGGCATGGTTGTACCCCGCAGCAGCCTCGGGTCTGAAGGGCTATACCTCAAGAACACAGTCGGTATCATCGACTCTGACTACCGAGGTGAGATCCTCCTTAAGATTGCTGGCTACGTCCCTACCGTGGGCGAGCGTATCGCACAACTTATTGTTGTCCCCTATATGAATGTAGACCCCATCGAAGTCACCGCCCTCGACGACACCGTCAGAGGAGAAGGCGGCTTTGGTTCAACTGGAAAGGACTGAGATGGAATACCCGGATGGATGGAGCCCGCTCCAAGAATATATCCACCTCTCCAAGTACTCCCGCTGGAACCCTGAGCTGGGCCGGCGTGAGGGCTGGAGCGAAACCGTCGACCGCTGGCATGGCTGGCTCACTGAGCAGGCCGCCAAGTGCGACATTACCCTGAGCGAATACGACTATGACCTGCGAGAGATGGTATACAACCTTGACGTCATGCCTAGCATGCGGTCCCTGATGACCGCTGGCCCGGCAGCTGACCGAGACAACACCTGTATCTACAACTGCTCGTACCTTGAGCTGGACTCGCCCATCGCTATGGCCGAGCTGCTCTTCGTGCTCATGTGTGGCACCGGCGTCGGCTACTCAGTCGAACAGCGTGTCACCGACAAGTGGCCCGTGGTCCCTCAGATCACGCGCGATGAGTCAGTTATTATTAAAGTAAAGGACTCCAAGCAAGGCTGGGCTGATGCCGTCAAGGCACTCATGTCCTCGCTGCTCGGAGGAGTGCACCCCACCTGGGATATCTCTGGTATCCGGGAGAGCGGTGCGCGTCTGAAGACCTTCGGAGGGCGTGCAAGCGGCCCTGGTCCCCTTGAGGATTGCCTGCGGTTTATTACCAACGCTTTCTACAAGGCCCAGGACCGCCGCCTCCGACCCATTGAGATCCACGACATGGCCTGCGTCATCGCTAACAGCGTGATCGTTGGCGGTGTCCGCCGATCGGCAATGATCTCCCTGTCTGATCTCAACGATAAGGAGATGGCGCTGGCTAAGTCCGGCAACTGGTGGGAAACCCACCCGTATCGTGCTCTGTCTAACAACAGCGCCGTTCACACTAACAAGCCTGCCGTGGATGTCTTCATGGAAGAAGCCCTTAGCCTCTACCGGAGCTACTCCGGCGAGCGAGGTATCTTCAACCGCCAGGCAGCCCAGAGCTGCTCCCAAGACATCGGTCGTGATGCCGATCATCACTTCGGCACCAACCCCTGCGGTGAGATCACGCTGCGTCCTATGCAGTTCTGTAACCTCACTGAGGTGGTCATGCGTAGTACGGACACCCAGGACGATCTGGTCAAGAAGGTCCAGGCTGCAACCGTCATTGGCTGCATCCAGGCCAGCTGTACCAACTTCCCTTACCTCCGTAAGGCGTGGAAGAACAACACCGAAGAGGAAGCCCTCCTTGGCGTCTCTCTTACTGGTATGGCCGACGGTACCTGGGGACCTAGTACCCTTGAGGAGCTCCGCCGGTCGGCTAATCGAACAGCTGAATTGTGGGCAGAGAAGCTGGGCATCAACCGTCCCGCTGCTGTCACCACTGTGAAGCCCTCAGGGACCGTCAGCATCCTCGTGGACAGCTCCAGCGGCATCCATGAGCGATGGGGTCAGTATTATCTGCGACGCGTCAGGATGGATCGTAAGGATCCCCTGTGCCAGCTGATGATTGACCAAGGCGTGCCCGGTGAGCCCGAAGTTAACAACCCAGCCAACACCTGGGTGTTCACTTTCCCAGTGGGCGTTGACCGAGAGGTTCAAGAGCCTAACGCCAAGGCGCAGCTGGAAACGTGGGCTATGGTCAAGCAGATGTATACTGACCACAACCCTTCTGTTACTATTACCTACAACGAGGACGAGTACATGGATATCATGTCCGATCTCTACACAAAGTACTGGAATATCGCCCAGGGTCTCAGCTTCCTGCCCAAGCAGGATGCCGTGTATAAGCAGGCTCCTCTGGAAGCCATCGACAAGGACACCTATGAGGCTGCGCTTGCAGCCATGCCTAAGCTGGACTGGTCTAAGCTTACCAACTATGAACTCACGGATGAGACCAAGTCTAGTCAGACGTTGGCCTGTTCAGGTGGAAGCTGCGAGATCGCAGACAACATCTGATGTACGTGAATTTTCAAAAATAGGTTGAAAAAATTTTGGAGGTTTCTATGGAAAGATTTTTCTCACTCTCCGAGGAAGAGCGAAAGAAGCGTGTGCAGATGCAGACGTTGCTCGAATTGGAAATTGAAGATTACTCTATTAAACAATACTGGAAATCCTACGACGATGACCCGTCGTCGGGTACGCCAGAGCAGCAGCTCATCTGGGAGTTTGTTAACCAGGCGGCTGCCCCGTACACGGCATGGCTAGATTACTTCAAGCAGATGCCTGACTACGATGCAGTAAAGGTTCAGAAATGGTTCTCGCCGCTCTTTATCCTAGAGCCCGAGACTCTCGCTGCTATTGTCATCTCCGAGATTGTTCAGACGCTCCTGTCTAAAGAGACGCTGGATGAGACAACAGACTACCGTGGAGGTAAGCTGAAGTACTCATACCAGAGCCTGGCTAAGCAGGTAGGCAAAGCAGTAAAGAAGATCTGCGAGTACCGCAGAGCTAAGGACACCAACCTCGAAGACTGGAAGAAGCAGTCTCACTTCCTAAAGAACTGGGAGCCTAAGAGATGCGACGCCTTCTCTAAGAAGTTCGGGGGCGGTATTGATTGGAAACCAAGAGAGGTAGCCGAGGTAGGAAATCATATCCTACATATCGCTACGCTATCCAAGGTCATCCACAAAGAGCAGAGACAGATCAGGACTAACAAGGGCGGAGCCTACAAGTCAGAGACTGTAGTCTACATCGATGAAGCAATCATCGACCGCCTCGTTAACCTGCATGCTATCGAAGCATTCCTTAAGATGATCTATCGTCCAATGATTGTCCCGCCAGTAGAGCACACGCTCGAGCTGGCTGGTGGTCCCCTGGAGTTGAATCTCCGCAAGGACACAATCGACGGGATAAGTAAGCCCACTCAGCATGATCTCGACGCGCTTAATATCCTGCAAAGAACTGAGTGGTCCATCAACAAGCCTGTCTTGGATGTGATGGAGACAATGTTCAATAATAACTGGGAGTTCTGTAACCTTCCGCCCCGTGACCTAGATCGTGTATCTATGCCTCGAGTATCCGATCTCAGGGGTGACGAGACGGAGCAGGAACTCCATGACCGCCGGCAACGTATTGCTGAGCGGGCAGAGATGTGGTCTGAATGGCATAAGTCAGATCAGAAGAGGATGCAGATGAGTGTACGCCTTGGCCTCGCCAAGGAACTCCACACTCTCGGCTTCTTCTATCACTCCTACACCATGGACTTCCGTGGCCGTGCGTACTCAGTGTGTTCTATGCTGAGCCCGCAGGCGGGTGACTTCGACCGAGGTCTCCTGAAGTTCGCCACCCCTATCCAGCAGACCGACGAGGGTTTTTACTGGCAGAAGGTGGCCCTAGCCAACGCCATGGATGGCGCCGAGGGATGGGAAGGTGAAGCATCAGACAAGGTCTCGTTCGATGACCGAGTAGCCTGGGTTGATGCCAACCACGACCAGTTACTTTATGTAGCCGACAACCCACTAGAGACAGCCTCGCTGTGGGCTGACAACGAAACGAAGAAGAAGAATCCTAGCTTCCAACGGCTGGCGTCAATCCTAGATTACGCCGAGGCCGTGCGCGAGGGAACGACTTCGTATCCTGTCCAGCTCGACGGCGCGTGCAATGGCAGCCAGCATTGGTCTGCGATCCGCAGGGATCCAGTCATTGCTGAGCTGACCAACGTCGTCCCCGTTGATAAGCCGCAGGATCTGTACCAGTACGTAGCAGACATCGCTACCACTGAGATGGTACACCGGGCGGAGAACCAAGGGAACGAGTGGTGTCAAAAGTTCGTCGACTACTGGGGCACGCTGAATCGCAAGGTCGTTAAGCGTGCCACAATGTGCGACGCCTATGGTATCACACCGCATGGGATTCGTAAGTACGCCAGGGAAGAGGGACACCTCTCCTGGGTACCGAAGGATCAGATGGCCGCAGCTGTTAATGAGCTGGCCTTCCTCACCATCCACGGATTGGACGGTGCCATGGTGGAAAGCAACAAGGGTAAGGACTACGTCCGCTACATCTCCGACCTCTACTCTGAGAGCGGGAGGCATATGCGCTGGGAAGTTCCCGGCGGTATGACTGTAGTAAATAAGTACGTAGAGTTTGTCCCTAAGGTCAGTCGCTCGCATCTATACGGGAAGAAGTACATTCAGCAGGTCACCTTCGGTGAGCCCACTAAGAATCCTGACGGACCCTCCGCCAGGGGAGCCATCGCTCCTAACTTCATCCACTCCTTTGATGCGGCGCACATGCGCCTCGCTATCCTGGGTATGCACAAAGCAGGTGTAATTAATTTTAGTATGATTCATGACAGCTATGGGTGTCCTGCCCCACAGATTCCTGCCATGCGTCAGATCATTAAGGAGACATTCCTTGAAGTTCACCAAGTCAACCAGCTCGAACAGCTCACGGCGTATGCTGAGCAGCAGCTCGGGTGTGAGGTCGAGCCTAGCCCACCCACCGGAAGCCTCGACATCAACGGAGTCCTCAGAGCAGAATACCTGTTCGGTTGAGGAAGCCGAAGCCTGGCTGAAGAGCCACTATGATAGCCCCCGCTTCGTGGCTATCATCTGGGGCGACGCCTTTTGTAAGGGCGACGCTAGCTGGACCGAAGCAGAGGATCTCTATGAGGCTGCTAAACAGGAGCCCTCTAAGATTCTCACTGCAGGGGTACTCGTTCGCGAGACTACCACCACCCTGTCCGTCATGTCTACCATCATCGAAGATGGACAAGCAGGCGGGCAGATTCATGTCATCCCTAAGGGATGGGTTATTAGCAGGAAGGACCTGGCATGAAGCCAGTACGGTTTGATCTACACTGCGAAGGCGACATCGAGAAGTTCGCCAAGTGGGCCCAGGAAAGGGTGGACGCCAAGAAGAAGACGCAAGTCATGCTTGGCGTGCCTAACCTGGACTGGCCCTTCATGGTTATTGATATGCTTGTGAGCCACGCAAGCGATAAGCCTGACGTTGACGAAGTCTATATGGATGTAGACTTTGATATTAAGTATGTCGATGAAGATCAGCTGCTTACTGAGGACAGTATCGAAAAGATGCTCGGAGATATGTCCGAAGATGAGCTGCGAGATTGGATTGATAATATGCTTGACGACATTGAGTCCGACAAGGACGACGAAGATGGAGACAATGAATGAGTTATGATATGAAGTTCAAGTCTGGGCGTCTCGCCGGCACACGGCTCGAGATCATGCCCAGCAAGGCAGCCACTCAGCTGCCCGACGGTACTCCTCTGGTGCCGTACAACTATGACGATGCTGAGCTCAACGAGACTCAGGTTAACCATCGGCTGGGCAATGTCGATGTTCATGCCCGCCAAGGCTATAGCGACATGGTCAACGGCGAGTACTATGAGTTCGTGGGACCGTCCGTTGCACAGCAGTGGCGCTCCGAGTATCAGGCCTACCGCACCCAGCGTGGGTGGCGGGCACGATACTACATCGGCGACCCGGTCGAATGGCTCAGCGGGCCTGAGGAGGACCTCTGATGAGTAGAGTACTTGTTATTGGCGACACCCATTGCCCGGCTATGCTGGACAGCTACCCCACCTTCCTGGAGGATATGTATACTGCATGGGAGTGTGATCGCGTAGTCCACATCGGCGACCTCGCAGACTTCCATGCTATTTCATTCCATCAGAATGAGTTCGGCCTCGAGTCCATCGAGCGTGAGCTGGACATGGCACGAGCTCAGGTTGCTGAGTTGGCCGAAGTCTTCCCCGACGTTGAATACCTCACAGGTAATCACACGGCCCTGCCTGCACGCCAGGCCAGGGAAGCGGGACTCCCTCCGTCTATGATGCTGTCGCTCGGACAGCTGATGGACCTGCCCAAGGGGTGGACCGTCCATCCTCGGCACTACGACCTAGAGATCGACGGCGTTATCTACCGCCACGGTGACAAGGGTCGAAGCAACCAGCAGAACGCTGCGTTCCTCAACGCTGGCATGGAGTTTACCTCTGTTGTACAGGGTCACTTCCATGCCCAGGCTGGTGTCTGTTACGGAGCCAACCAGAAGTCAAGGTACTTCGGGCTCCAGGTAGGCTGCGGTACAGATCCCCGCAGTCCATACATGAACTACAGTAAGATCTACAGCAAGCGCCCGCTCCTGGGTTGCGGCATCGTGCTCGACGGGGAGTACGCAGCTTTCGAACCGCTGCACCTCGAAGAGTACAGGTAATTTTCAAATTTTGGTTGAAAAATTTTTCAGCTTTTATGAGATCGATTTTTTGTGACGCTGTGTCACTTTCCACAAGGTTGCGCTAGAAGCCTAAAGTTTTAGCAAAAGGATTTTCCAAGATGGCATACACGAGTAAGAAGAACAACATGTTTAACACCCCCGAAGTTGAAGTCAAGTGGGCGTCCGTCGGACAGCCTGACGACTACGCTGGGGCGCTGAGCCACCAGGTTGTGGTTTGGCTCACCCCAGAACTGAAGGCTCAGATCACTGAGCTCGCCGGAGCTGACGCTCACATCAACGGCATGGGTAAGCAGGCCGGTACTGACCGGGAGTTTATGAAGTTTAAGACGACGGCGTTCACCCGTGAGAACAAGACGCGCATGGACCGAGTCTATGACGCGAACGGTCAGCTCACTGAAGCCGACCCCATGGGTGGCGACACCGTCAAGGTCCGTGTCTCGGGTCCCGTCCCGGCACGTAACCGCCCCGACGCTGTGAGTTTCTACCTCAGCGCCGTGCAGATCATCGCCAAGCAGGAACGAGACCTCTCCGGAGGCAGCCCGTTTGATGCGGTGGAAGGTGGATTCACCAATGAGTCCGCCCCCTCCCAGCCTGAAGTACAGGCCGAGGGTGACGATGACGACGGCATCCCCTTCTGATTGGATAGCACATGCCACTGTTTGAATTCCCTCTGAACCCTATTGCAGCAAGCCGACCCCGTATCTCTAAGTTCGGGCACGCTTACTTCACAGGACCTTACAAGGTATTCAAAGAGAGGTGCACAGGTATCGTCCCTTGCGCTCTCCCGGTGGGCTACGAGCCCACTGGGGAGCCGCTAAGGGTCGAGATTAATTGTTACGTTACAAAGCCTAAGACTACCAAGCTGGTAGTCCCTAAGGCTGACGTTGATAACTACGCCAAGGCTATCCTAGACGCTATGAATGAGCGGCTATGGATAGATGATCAACAGATCCGTGACCTCCGTATCACCAAGCAATGGTGTGAGGATACCGAAAGGGAAGAAGGTTACTTTACTGTTGAGTACTGGGAGCTAACATGACAGATGAGGAAAGCTACAAGGTCGGCGAAGAACCTTGCCCTAAGTGTAGGGAGATGGGTAACGACAGGTCAGGTGACAACCTGGCCGTGTATTCTGACGGGCATAAGTTCTGCTTTGCCTGTAAACATTACGTCAAAGGAAACAATGAGATGAACACCCCCGTTGAAAGAGAGCCCAAGCCGTGGACGCCACTCGTCGGAGAGTACGAAGCGATCCCGTCACGGGGAATTGAAGAAAAGACTTGCCGTAAGTTTGGGTACACGATCGCTCGCCGAGACAGCGGAGCTTTCCACATCGCACCTGTGTACAAGAACCGAGAGTTGATCGGCCAACACGTCCGCCAAGAAGATCCTAAAGACTTCAAGTGGAAGGGCACCCCACGAGGTGCCGAGTTGTTCGGCCAGCACCTATGGGAACGGGGCGGCAAGAAGATTGTTGTCACCGAGGGAGAGATTGATGCGATGACGGTGTACCAAGTTAACAACGGTTGGCCTGTCGTCTCCCTTCCCAATGGTGTGCAGTCAGCTGAGCGATCCATCAAGGATAACCTTGAGTTCCTCGCCAGCTATAACGAGATCATTATTATGTTTGATAATGACGACGCCGGCCAGTCCGCAGCTAAGGTAGTCGCAGCCATCCTGCCTCCGGGCAAGGCTAAGATTGCCGCCCTTCCGTTGAAGGACGCAAACGATTGCTTGATGAATGGACAGTCCAAGCAAGTCGTCAGCGCAATTTGGCAGGCGTCACCCTACTCCCCGGACGAGATCATGCACGTGTCCAGCATCACACGCACCGACGTGGACATGGACAGCGTGATCCCGTACCCGTGGGAGTCCCTTAACAAGTTCCTTGTCGGCAACGCCAAGTCTGACCTGACCCTCTGGGCCAGCGGCACTGGCTCCGGCAAGAGCACCATCCTCCGAGAGCTGGCTGCGTATCACCTGGACGCTGGACGTTCAGTTGGTATGGTCATGCTCGAGGAGAGCCCTTCCGAGACTCTCGATGATTTGATCTCCCTTAAGATCAACAGCCCTGTCCGGGTTGTCCGAGCTATGGAGATCATGAACCATGTCCGAGAGAAGGAAGGCAAGCACCCCATGGCAGTAGAGTTTGCTGGCTTTGACCAGGAGGAGTATGACGCAGCACGCGCCAGCCTTAACGACACTAACCTCTACATGTATAACCACATGGGACGCAAGGCCATGGATAATATCCTCGGCCGCATTGAGTACATGGCAGTGTCCCTCGAGTGTGACGTAATCATCCTCGACCATATCACTGCCCTAGCTAACGCTATGCTCACTGACGATAACCAGAACGAGCGGATCATCATTGACAATGTCATGAGCGGTCTCGAGTCCCTGGCGGAGCGCACTGGTGTGCGTATCCACATCGTCAGCCAGCTGAAGAAGTCAGACAAGGCGCACGAGGAAGGCAGCCGAGGTACCCTACAGGACCTCAAGGGCGCCGGCTCTCTCGCCTCCGTGCCTGACGCAGTGATCATGCTGGAAAGAAACAGGCAGGACCCAGACGAAGTCAAGGCTAATACCACGACTGTCCGAGTCCTGAAGAACCGTATGACCGGACGGGTGGGGCCCGCCTCGGCATTCTACTATGACCGTACTACTGGACGACTCCGTGACGTGGAGTTCGAAGAGGAGGACGGCAAGATCGTCCCCAACATCGACCCATTTAAGGAGGAGTCCGGATGAGTAACAAAAGATTCGTGTACGACATCGAGTCCAATGGCTTCATGGTAGAGACAGATAAGATCTGGCTCGCCGTGATGATGGACTACGACACTGGCGAATTGTTTCGATTCAAGCAGGATGAGATGGATAAGTTCAGGGCGAAGCTACTCACTGCCAAAGAGTTGATCGGACATAACATTATCATGTTCGACAACCCCGTGGTTGAGAGGCTTCTAGGCATCACCTTGACCTGCAAGATGACCGACACCCTGGTCATCTCCAAGATGATGTACCCTGATAGGTTCCGTAAGAACCCCATCGCAGGGCACGGGCTGGCTGCCTGGGGCGATGCCCTCGGAGAGCCGAAGACTGACTTTGCTGGCACGCTGCTGCGGATGGCGCAAGAGCGTACCCCCAAGGAAGAGCACGGCGAACTGATGAAGTGGGCTAAGTACAACTCATTCTCCGGCCCACCCAACGACACCGTCAGCGAACACGAGTATCTTTCGTTCATGATGGACTATTGCGAGCAGGACGTCAAGGTTAACGCCAAGGTCCTGAAGAAGCAGTGGGCCTGGTTGCAGCGCAACCTTAAGCCCTATGCACTCGAAGAGATCGCCACCAAGATCTGCGCCCAGCAAGTGGAGAACGGCTGGGGCTATGATGCTGACGGAGGAGAGCGACTGGAAGCAGAGCTGATGATGGCTAAGGCTGAGGCCTTGGACAACCTCCGACAGGTGTTCCCTACTCTCGTAGAGGAACGGATCTCCGAGAAGACGGGCAAGCCCCTGAAGCCCAGGGTCACTGAGTTCAACCCAGGCAGTCACCTTCAGGTGTACGAGCGGCTGAACGAGAAGTACAACGGTGGGTTCAAGCCCCCGATGACCGAGAAGGGAAGCCCTCAGTGTGATACCATTGTGCTTAACAAGTACAAGGAGACCATGCCTGAGTGCAATTACATCCTGACCTACCGAGACATCACTAAGCTCGAGGGACAGGTAAAGGATTGGAATGAACGAGCCCATGTCTCACCCGACGGGCGTGTCCATGGAGGCATCAACGTGCAAGGCGCTACCACTGGTAGATGCACGCACGCTGGCCCCAACATGGCGCAGGTCTCGGGTGACCACCGGGCTCGCAGCCTCTGGGTTCCGCACCATACAGGGGACGTTGTCCTCGGTGCCGACCTCTCCGGGCTGGAGCTGCGCATGCTAGCACACTACATGCATGGCTTCGACGGAGGAGCCTACGCGGATCTCATCCTCAATGGTGACATCCACACGGCTAACCAGCAGGCTGCCGGTCTCGAGTCCCGCAACCAAGCGAAGACCTTTATCTATGGCTTCCTCTATGGAGCCGGCGATGCCAAGGTCGGACAGATTGTGGGCGGCTCAGCACGACAGGGTAAGGCTCTCAAGAATCAGTTCCTGGAGAACCTCCCTGCTCTGAAGCAGCTGCTCACCGCAGTGGGCGACGAGGCTGAGACCTACAACAACGTGACGCTACCCGACGGCCGCAAGGTCCCGGTGCGCTCACCTCATGCAGCATTGAACACCTTGCTCCAGGGCGCAGGCGCGATCGTCAGTAAGTACTGGATGATCGTTGCCCACAAGAACCTGACCAAGGAGTTCGGTTATAATATTGTTAAGCAAATGGCATACGTCCACGATGAGCTGCAGTACTCCTGTCCCAAGGATATTGCTGAGCAGGCTGGAGAGATTGTCATTGCCTCGGCACTCGAGGCAGGCCAACGCCTGGACATTAAGATGCCCGTGGAAGCGGAGTATCAGATTGGAGCATCATGGGCCGATACACACTGAGCCAGCCGAAGGAGATCTGGCTTACTGGGTGGGTCGGTACTTGCTGGAGGGCCCGATGGATGGGGCGTCACGTCCGTAGGACACACGTCACCCTTGAAGTCGGGGACCTCTCGCTCCATGTCGACGCCGAGAAAGCCAACTGGTACAAGACAGACACGCTCGAGAGAGCCTACTCTGCCACCAACCAGTTCAATAAGGTAGACTCCGTATACATCGGAGAGACCACCATGCCTGGGATACCTATGCCTACCTCCCGGATGGTCTCATACGAGACGATCCTTTGGTGGTATGGCTTCCGCTGGCTGTTCCCTGACTGGCGCCCCAACGGGTGCGTCAAGGAAGTACGAGCAGCAGCGGCATACTATGGTTGGGAGCTGCCCGATACGGCGGTGACCGACGAATTGTTTATTAGTTCGGAGGATTACAAATGCAAGTAGTTGGATTCGCTGGGCCTGCTCGTGTTGGTAAGTCCTTCACGACTGATGCCCTTAAGACTGAGGCGGAGCGTATGGGATGGGAAGTCGTTGTGCTTCCCTTTGCTGGTCCCCTCAAGAGGGAAGCTAAGGAACGTGGCTATGGTAAGGAAGAGAACCCTGAGAAGTATCGGGAGTTCTGCCAGACCCACGGCGCAGAGATGAGAGCAGAGGACCCGAGGCACTGGCTCAAGCGGTGGCTCGAGGACCTCAGTGACGTGCGGCAAGGACACTTCGAGAACGACAAGAGCGAGAAGCCCCTGCTTGTGATCGCAGACGATGTCCGCTACGAGAATGAGCACACTCTAATCTCAAAGAGTGGCGGCTATACTTTCTTTCTGACCCCAGGCAGCCGCGAGCTGCCCGAGGCTGATGCCGAGTGGCGCACGCACGAGTCAGAGATGCTGGCTAACACCCTGATCGGAGAGCCTACCCTGGCCGAACAGATGTTTGACTACGTGGTTAGGAACGAGGGCTCCCCGGAAGATATCCGGAAGTGGGCTGCTGCTGTTATGAAGAACCTGATTGCTTTCCCTGGTGACAAGGATGCGGTGTGTGACTGCGAAGGGTGTAATGCCCAGCTCGAAAACCGCCCCGTTGACCAGGAAAAGATCGCTCGGGAACTTGATGATCTCCTTGATGACCTCGAGGACAAGCTTGGAGATGATGACGATGACTGATTACGCTAGTATTGTTGACGGTGATCTGCTTGCCTTCAAGGCAGCGTGTCACTTCGAGAACCATGGTATCGAGCACATGGAGGAGCGGCTCACGCAAGACCTGAGCCTATGGGATCCTGGGCTCGGCCCTCAGATTGTCGCCTTCTCGTGTGGACGAGATGACAATTATAGACGAGACTTCTGGCCTGCCTACAAGGCGCATCGCGACGCCAAGGCTTCGCCTACTCACCTCCGTGCCACCATCGAGTGGATCACGGAACACTATGACACCATCAAGAAGCCCCGCCTTGAGGCGGATGATATCCTGGGAGTGTTCATGTCCCGACACGGTACTGCCTGTGTCACCAAGGACAAGGACCTCCAGTCTGTACCTGGTCTCTTCTGGGACCCAGAGAAGACTGGCTTCCCGGTGGTGTTCTCGCAGCTTGATGCCCACCGAAACTTCTGTGAGCAGTGGCTGAAGGGAGACTCGGCTGATAATATCCCTGGTATCCACCGGTGTGGTGCCAAGGCTGCCACCAAGTTCCTTGACGAGCGGCCCCCTGAAGAGTGGTCCGCCGCCATCCTGCAGTACTACTGTGACATTGAGTACGATACTGTCAAGTGGAAGTCCAAGTCCACGGGCAAGCAGATCTCCGGCACTCGGAGTGAGCTGCTCGAGGATAAGTACGGCTGGAGCCTGGGTCACGGGGAGGAATATGCCCTATCCCAGGCCCGCTGTGTCCGGATCCTGAGGGACGGAGAGGTCACGGAGGACTGGGAACCCATCCTCTGGACCCCCGGTTTTTGACCCCAGGAAGGTTGTATGGCTTAGTAGTATGTAGCAAAAAATAGACAATCTAAGGTCTCCCACTATGTAGGAAGCCTTAGCTTATCAAATGCTAATTTAATTAAGGAGAGTATTATGGAATGTTCAAAGCCTGATGGCTGCCCAGAGCCGCTCGAGTGTAGCGGCAATGGGGTCTGCGGAGCTGAAGACAGCTTCGACTGTGAGTCCTGTACCTTTGGGTGTCCTGAGAGCATGTCGGCTGAGAGCCACATGTTCTCGGAGCCCCTCGATCTGACGGTGCGCCGACTGGAAGCTGAGCTACTGGAGCTCCGCGATCAAATCAGCCGCCTTCTCAATGGTTGATTCCTTTCTAGGGTCCTCGGGTTTAATCCCGGGGGCCCTTTTACAGTTCTCTCTAAACACGAAATGGATAATTATAAATGTATGACGCTAAGTATTGGCAGCGGCGGGTCTCGGCTAACACCCAGCCCCTTGCCGCAGGGGACCTGAAGCTTTTGCTCGGCTCCATCTTTACTGAACTGGATAAGATTAATGAACAAATTCAATCTATGGGATCCAAGAGATCTCGCTCCTCTAGTAAGAAGCTGGAAGCCGGAAGTGACGCCCAAGACGACTCCTCAGGAGACGCATGAGCTGGCACTGATTGCTCAGTGGACTGAGGAGATCGCCACTCGCATTGAGATGGAGTACAGGCGACAGAATAAGGACAACAACAATGGCTGAAGAACCAGAACGATTCGAGACAGCCGCACTCAAGTCTCTATACCAGAGAATGTCTGACCATCACCTGGCCCGGGGCAACTCAGTTGTCCAGCGTCTTACTGGTGTGCACGAGAACAAACTCAGTGCGATCCCGGAAGACAGCATGGCTGAGGTCCTCGGCCGACAGGCCGGTGGTCTTATCCAGGCCGATGAGATCCTCGGTGGTCTCAGTGGTGAGAGACGATTCTCCTCGAGAGGTGAGCATGCTGCTGCAGTTGAGCGAGGCATCCAAGATAAGATGCGCGCCATGGGTATGCTTGACGAGGCCATGGGGAACACCCCCGGGGCCACGCCTATGATGGCTGACTATGTCGACCCCGTCACCGGCGAGGTTGTCAATGCCGACACGTTCGACAGCTCTTCCGCTATGGCGGTGGACCGAGCGAACCGGCAGGCCTTCGAAGATGCAGGCGCTGGCATTGAGGATCCCTTTGGATACCTCAGCCGAGACCTGAATCAGGATACCTTCTGGGAAGAAGCCTTTGGCGCAGAGACCGGCGCTCAGATGAGAGCGTCAGCCGATGCTGGAATCATCGACCCCTATGAGGTGTTCGGTGGTCTGAAGAATTTCCAGAACAAAATGACTAACCAAGTTCGAGACATGTCCCTGCAGGCCATCACCGACGAGCGCACGCTCCGGGCTGAAGCTGCACGGGCACAAGCTGAGTCCTTCCAGAACCAGGAAGCTCAGGCACAGCTGAAGTCTGACGCTCTCGCTGCTGAAGCAGCCAAGGGCAAGCAGGCTATTCAGAAATCTATTGAAGAAGATAAACAAAACCTTGCTCGACAGAGCCACGGCAGTATTGGTGGGGGTCAGAAGAAGACCCGCATTGACTACGGCGGCGGCAGCAGTCGACCAGTCTAAGGAGGTACACCATGGGTGGTGGACCAGTTAAAGTTGACGGCGGCATGACTGAAGAGCAGTACCGCCAGCTGCAGCTCGAGGAACAGCAGTTCCAGGCGCGGCTTGAGGATGAGAAGTACCAGCGGGCTATGGAGTACGAAGCGTCACAGCGTGAGTATGAAGAGGCCCGTGAAGAAAAGCTCGCCGCTCAGAAGGGCGCCGAGGAACTTGCCATCCAGCAGGGTGAGCTCGCCATCCAAGGTGAGATCACGGCGCAGGATGAGGAAGAAGAGGCAGCAGATAATATGGCTGCCGGTGGATTCGCTGAAGCTCTGGCGAAGAACACTTCTATTAACCCCCGACCGGAGTAATAACTAATGGCGAATCTTGCAGGTAACTATCCTGAGGATACTCTCGCCAATCGCTTCACGACTATGGACATGGACCGTAGAGCCAAGCTCGTTCGCGCTCGCGAATGCGCTCAGCTTTCTATCCCCCAGCTCCTGCCGCCTGAGAATTGGACTGAGCAGTTCGCACTGCCCCAGCCGTTCTCGTCTGCTACAGCTAAGGGTGTTACTGGTATGGCAAGTCGTATCCTCAGCGCGCTGATGCCGCTGAACGATATGCCTTTCTTCCAGTTCTCCCTTAAGGATGGTACGGAACCTGATCCTGAAGCGTATACCCTGATGGAAAGCCTGAGCTACCAGGTGTACCGCAAGCTCTCTTCGGAGAACCTGCGAAGCACGGTGTTCCAGCTTCTCCAGTCTCTCATCGTCGTCGGCGATGCTATCCTCATCATGGAGGATGACTTCACCTACCGGCTGGTCCGTCTGGATCAGTACCAGGTGCGTCGGGACGTCAAGGGTATGGTCCGAGAGATTATGTATCTTGAATATGAATTGGCAGATCCAAGCGAGCCTGCGGGCGACTACGATCTGCACTACGGCGGAGGCGGAGGATACTCCGGCGACGCTCCCTTCTCGCGCACCGGCTACAAGACTATCTTGTGCCGCTGGGTGCACGACGAAGAGGAAGACGTGTGGTACTCTCACAAGGAGTACTCCGATGGCACGTTCATTGATGAGGGCAAGTACTCTGTCTGCCCCATCATCCCTCTCCGCTGGTCCGGTGTGATCAGCGAGAACTATGGTCGCTCCCATGTGGAGGAGAACTTCGGGGACATCCAAACCCTCGAAGCTCTTACTGAGACCATGCTCCAGGGGCAGGCGGCTTCGTCTACTTTCTGGATGATTATGAACCCCACCGGGCCCTCTGAGCTGGACGACGTTGTCGGTCAGCCCAACGGCGCCTGGCTCTCCGTCCGTCCTGATGACGTGACGGTCCTGTCTCCGGCTGACACCCTGCGCTACCAGATGCAGGCTGTCTCTCAGGCCGTGCAGGAAATGCGTATGACTGTTGCTAAGGCATTCCTCAACGAGTCGGGCCAAGTCCGACAGGCTGAGCGAGTGACTGCTACTGAGGTTCGCATGGCTGGACAGCAGCTCGAAGAAGTTCTTGGCGGTGCCTTCTCGGCTATCGCTAAGGATCTCATGGAGCCCATCGTCCGACGTGCTGTGTTCCTCATGGTTGAGAACGGTGACATTGATCCTCGCCTTGCTCAGGAGTTTACTCCCGAGGGTAGGTTGGAGGTTAGTATTACTACCGGTCTCCAGGCTCTGTCCAACGACTCGGATCTTCAGAAGCTCATGCAGCTTGGTGAAATGATTCGTAACCTCCCCGATGATGCAGCTGCGCTGTTCCAGTGGGAAGAGTACGGCCGAGCTCTCGTTGGTGCCCTTGGCTTCGACCCCCGCAACTGGGTGCAGTCGAAGGAAGAGATGCAGCAGGAACAGATGGCTCTCCAGGCACAGCAGATGCAGCAGCAGGCTGCGGCTGGCGTTGCACAGCAGGGCCTCGGCGCTGCGGCAGGAGTCATGGGCGAGGCAGCAGGCGCTGCCGGTGCTGCTCAGGCTGGCAGTATGATAACTGAACAGATGAACCAAGCTGGGCTTACCCCAGGCATGCCACAAGGAGGTATGTGATGGCTGATAAAGCTGGCGGCAAGTCTAAGTCCAGTAAGTATTATGCACAGAATCCTAAGGCCAAGGCCAAGAAGGCGGCGTATGATAAGAAGTATCATTCGACTCCGGCCCGTAAGAAGTACCGCGCCGATCTCAATAAGAAGAATCGCGAAGCAGGTACCTACGGCAATGGTGATGGCAAGGATGTCTCCCACAAGAAGGGTGGAGGAACTACCTCTGAAGCCCGAAGCAAGAACCGAGCTCGCCAAGGTGCGGGCGGAAAGGCTAAAAAGAAATAATGGCATTTATCTTTACAAACCTCCCGGCTGATGTCCGGGGACGCCGGTCGGCGCTTGAGTCTTATCTCAACGGGCTTGGTACGGCGGATCAGGAGCAGATGGCTACTGATGCAGGAATCACCTTCACTCCCGCGAGTGATATCGATGTGGCTACTCAAGAAGACTACAGTTTTCTTGCTATTGCAGCAGACGCTGCAACCTCCTTTGATTATACTGCCGTGGATGCTACCATCCGAGATAAGTACCAAGAGGAAAGCATCGATGATCTCCTTCCTGAAAGGAAGAGCACTCTCGCTCAAAACACCACAATCGCTGATAAGACGGGCCCCGTGTTTACCGTGCCCGACGAAGTTACCTATCTCAGTCTTATGATCGCTAAGTATCCCGGGTGGGCAAAGCTTATTTACGAAAATGCTATCCCCGGTGGAGATCGCGAAGCTCTTCTTGAGGACTTTATTCTTCAGCTGAGCGGTGCGGCTAAGGCTGACTTTGCTGCTGCTATCCCCACCGCGTCGTACGCAACTGATGTGCTTACCGGTCTGTTTAGTATTGCAGACGCAGATGAGTATGCTGGGATTGTTGCCCAGGCATACTCTATGATCAAGAAGAAGAAGTAATAGATTTTTACACAAGGAGATTATATGTCTGAAGAAACCCCTACCCCGGAAGCCACCGAAGTCGCGCCTGTTGCGCCTTCGCCTGGCACACCAGAATATGATGCGGCTATGGCCGCTAAGGGCACCGCTCACATGGAAGGTGTCCCCGCGAAGTTCCAGAATGCCGATGGTTCGGTGAACATGGAAGCTTTCGCTAAGAGTTACATGGAGATGGAGAAGCAGTTCCACGCCGGCGCAGCCGCGCCTGCTGAAGAAGCTACTCCTGAACCCGAAGTCGCACCGGAGCCGGAGGCACCTGCCCCGGAGACGCTGCAGATCTCTGAGCCCGAACCCGAGCCAGAGCCTGCCGCTGAACCTACCGGTGTGTCTGAGGAGAAGTGGGGCCAGTGGAAGACCGAGATCATGCGTGGCGGTGACGTCACCCCTGAGTCTCGTGCTGAGCTGAAGGCCCTCGGTTTTAACGATAATATTATTAACGACTTTGTCTCCGCCCACAAGAGCCAGCTTAAGCAGGGAATGACTGCTGCTGCTGAGGTGGTCGGAGGTGATGAGAGGATCGCGAAGATCTTTGGTTGGGCGTCGAATAACCTGGACGAGACCGCACGTGAGCAGGTCAACGCCGGGCTCGCAGGCCCAGCTTGGGAAGTCACTCTTCGTGGCCTCGAAGCGCAGTACGATCGAGCAGCAGCTTCTGCCCCTAAGGCGCAGGAGATGACGCACAAGGTTACTACTGCGAACCCCGCAGCAAGCGAAGCGATCCGTGGCTTCGGCTCGGTCAATGAGTTTGCTGCACTGCGTGCCGACCCAAAGTATGGGAAGGACGCGACTTATACTAATCAGGTCAATAGCCGAGCGGCGATGACTGACTGGACCAAGATCAGCTGACATGCTGGGCCGTTGTGCCCGAGCCCCTGTTCGCTGGTTGCGGAGGGCCCTTGACTAGGATAACCCCCAGCCACCATCAAAGTATAGCTACTAATCAGATTACTTTATTATTGATTTAATGTTTCAACTAAGGATTAACTACAATGGCAGTTTCCCCCTCTTCGGGCGTCGGCACTAACGTCGCCTTTGATGTCCACGGCGTCTTCGGACGTGACGCGGCCGCCGACCTTTCGGCCACCACCGGCGGTTCCGCCGGAACCAACAAGCTCTGGCTCCCCATCTGGTCGGGCGAAGTGATGACTGCGTATGAGCAGTACCGTTGCTTCGGCTCCGCCACCGAGAGCCGCACCATCGCCAGCGGCCGAGTCGCCGAGTTCCCGATCATGGGTACCGTCGCTCTCAAGCCCGCCTGGGGTGCTGGTGAAGAGCTGGTTGGTAACACCAACGAGCACACCTCGAAGACCATCGCGGTCCAGCTGGACGCCCGTCCCATCGCGACCCACTTCGAGCTTGACAACATCGACCTCATGATCAGCCAGTGGGAGTACCGTTCGGAACTCGCGCGACAGGCTGGTCAGACCCTCGCCAACGCGCGTGACCTCCAGGTCGGTGCGTACCTCGTCCGTGCGGCCGCCGAAGGCGTCCTCGCCGACGATCCCCGTCTCGCCTCGGTCGCTTCCGGCTGGCGCAACTCGCTCGCCGACAGCCCGCTCTACGCGGACGCGGCCTTCGCGAACCTCGGCACCGGTGACGCTTCGGCGGCGCTGCTGCTCCTCAGCAAGCTTGAGGACTTCATGGTCCACCTCCAGGAGATCGACGCCGACACTGGTTCCGTCTTCTGCGCGGTCGATCCCCGTACCTTCCACGACATCCGCGCGCTCGGCGTGGCCCGCGAAGCTGCCGACCTCGTCGGTGGCTCTGGCCGTCCGTTCTTCGGTGGCGTGGCTGACGCCGGTGGTCTCGGTGCTGGTCTCCGTGACGGCATGATGAGCCTCTCGGACCGTCTCGAGTACATGGGTGTGACGATCATCAAGACGAACCACCTCCCCAACTTCGACGCCGATACGGCGGTCCAGGACGAGATCGGTGAAAGCCGATACAACCTGAAGTTTGGTACCGCCGGCGTGAAGGCTGTCATCTGGCAGCCCAAGGCCGTCGCTCAGCTCAACAGCACTGGCCTCAAGGTCGACACCGTTGACGACATCCGTCGCAACACCGTCTTCACCGTCGCCAGCATGATGGGTGGCACGGGTGTGCTTCGTCCCGAGTGTGCTGCTGTCGTCACGACCGCACCTGCGGGCTCGGTCACCAAGGCTGCGCTTCGTTCCGACCTCAACATGACTCAGGAATACATCAACACGGTCTGATACTATTCTCTGTTAGTGCTATGGGTTATTTCTCCATTACACACAGAGAGTAGGTGATCAACAGATCTAGCGGGACCCGGGGGAAACCTCGGGTCCCGTCTTTGTGCCAGCTACCATGGCTGGGTCGCTGCTATCTAGGCGACTGGGACCCCCGTCGCTAAGCTCCTCTTAAGTGGGGGGCTTGGCTTTTAAATTTATTATAAAGGAGTTTCCTTATGGGAGCTATGACTAGACTAGATGCAATCAACTCCATGCTTCTTTACAGTGGAGAAATGATTGTCGCTGACTTGAATAATCAGAGCGGCATTGATACCAGCATTGCAGAATTCTTGCTGGACCAGAAGACTGCTGACTACCAGCAGAGAGGACTCGCAGAGAACCAGCTCGTTGAGCAGGTGGCTACGGGCCTCACCGGACGAATTAAGCTTCGCGCTGATTCGATCGACTGTACTATGCTTAACCCTCCCAAGGCCGTGACCGAGCCTCAGGTTGGTGCCATCTGTCGTGTCGTCTCTAGAGGCGGCTACCTCTATAACCTGACGGATGATACCGACGTGTTCCCTCACAGTAACGGCGAAGTGTACAACCTTAAGTACATTGTCACCATGGACTGGGAAGATATGTCTACTGCAATCCAGAAGGCAGTCGTTATGCAGGCGTCCCGAGAGTACCAGATGCTCTCCAACGGTGACGCCGGTACGGACAACTATCTCGCTCAGCTCGAGATGAAGTACACGGCCAAGGCTAAGGGCGAGGACGCTCAGGATAAGTCATACTCTATCCTCCGGGATGGTACGCTGCCTGTTCTCAAGATGCTATACGGCCGTAACCAATATTATAACACGGATCAGTTCCGAACTGGTCCCAACGATCCTACTACTTGAGGAGGTGAGCCTTGCCACCTGTCAACTTGTTCATCCGTTCTCTGAAGGACGGCGTGGGACGTCAGGCTGCTACTAAGCGCCTCCCCACAGAAGCACAGGAGCTCATCAACACCGTCATCACGGTGGAGCGGTCAGCTGAGAAGCGGCCGGGCACTCGCCATGTTCCTTGCAGACACGTTAATAATACCACCTTTACCACCAAGGGTGACCTGGGTCTTCCGGCTACGTCGGAGGACATGTTCCACTACTGGTTTGATCTGACCCCGAACCTAGTGTACCTTATCTCTATTGACTACAAGTCGTCGCCTGGAGATCCTTTGATCTTCGTGCATGAGATGACGCACAACGGCGGCAGTCCTACTCTTAGAGAGATCGTTCAGATCACGCCCGACGTTGGCCTGGCGGAGTACATCCGCTATGGTAATGGTACCAATGAGGCAAAAGAAGCGTTGTCGATCATCTCGATCGGTCCTCGCCTACTGATCCTCAACAAACTGGTGCATACCGGGTACAGCTCGGACGCTGACGGTAAGCTGTTCGGCCTCGATGGTGTTGAGACTGCCAACGACGATGTCCTTGGTAAGCCTGTCACTTACGAGACGGCCTCTGCTACGGACCCCGAGGGCACCGCCCTTATCTGGGTTGAAGGCCGAGCCTACGCCGGCGGACAGGAAGTCTATAAGCCTGCCCTGGGCACTGGCGCTACTATCTGGCGAGCGAAGGCTGACATCTCCTCGACGAATAACACCGATGCTAACTACGGTGGAGCCACTCACTGGGTGGACTCCGGCCGGGTCACGGCTCGGATCTCTGTCCAGGACTTCCGGTACCCTGACTCCTCGAAGTCGTACCTCGGTCAGTCCCTCCCTGATATCAGCCACGTGAAGCTGCCTCCTCCGGGAGATGATGTACTGGCGTGGAATGGTGCTGAGACTATGCTTGCCGCCTTGTATGCCGACGAGCTCGGCGATGGGGCTAACGGCAGAGGTGTCGGCGATGGTGGTAAGGGTAAGATTTATTATTTCGAAAACGGATATGGCGGATCTGAGCCGGGCTACTACATCGTACGCTCGTCCACTGAGTCCCCATACCTTATGAAGATTCGTTCTCCAGATGCCTTCTCTAGGCTGGACAACAACCGCATGCCCTGCGTGCTCATCCCTACCGGTGGTGGTAACACCTGGAACCTCGAAGCTGGTACCTACGACACTCGTGTTGCAGGTGACTCTGACAGCAATCCCGGTCCCACGGCGTGGAAGAACGGAGCTCAGGCTCCGATCACCGCCATGGCTATCTTCCGTAACCGGCTGTGGTATGCCATCGGGGATACGGTGTTCTCCTCGGAGACGAACGACTACGGTAACTTCTTCCTGGCTGATCCTTCGTTGGTGGTGGACACTGATCCCATCGACGTCCAGCTGTCCTCGAATAAGTATACCCCTGTGGTCTCGCTCACCCCCTTCGAGTCGTACATCTTTGTCAACACTGGCGCTGATGTTCAGTTCGCTCTTGAGGGATCCGAGAACCAGATCACTCCGTACACTGCTGCCCTGTCCTCTGAGTCATTCTACTCGACCTCGTCGGTGACTGACCCGCTGCTCATGGGTAACCAGGTGTACTTCTTTGATGATAGGAGATTGTATATTTACATGCCAAGCTCCGCTGTGACTGTGCAGCGAGCGGCTGAGGTCTCAAAGCATGTGCCTAACTACCTGCCGGTGAACTACGGTTCTCTTGCTGTGTGTAACGCATACGAAACGCTGCTCATGACTGATAGCGACCACCGAGGTGATGTGTACTGCTACACCAACCGCTTCCAAGGCGATCAGCTGTTGCAGAATGCCTTCTTCCGTCTCAATTACGACAAGAACATTGAGTCCATGAAGGCTCACGAAGAGGAGATCTACTTCCTTACCAAGGATGAAGATAACGTCTATTCCATGTACTCCCAGCGGTTCCGAGAGGATGCTGGTAGCCATGTGTGGCTTGACGATGCCGAGACCTTGATCGTGGAGGAAGGCGTTACGTCTACATACGACGACTCCACCAACACGACTGAGGTTGTCTTCCCTCATACCGCTGATAAGGACAACGATGTTGTCATCACGGGCTACGAGCCTACCCCCGAGGGTATGACCGAGAAGTTCAATGAGGGTGGCATCATCCTGACTACTAAGGAATTCAACCGGGACACCCCGGGCGAGACTCATGTCAAGATCTCCGGTCGCCTCGATGACGGGCTTACGCTCTATCTCGGACGAAACTATTCTATGGTCATTACTCTGTCTCCCCTCTACCAGAGGGACCAGCAGAACAACGTGATCGACGGCCTCCTTAGCTTGAGGTCTATGCATACGCAGCACTCGAACTCGGGCCAGTACTATGTTGAGACTGAGATCCGTGGTCGACGCCATGTCCCGACGACGTTCACTCCTATGGAGCTGGACGAGACGTTGGGACTTGATCCTCTGACCATGTCTAACCGCGAAGTACGCGGTGAGAGCATAGCCAAGATCTTTGGTAATGCAGACGAGTCGATAATTGAGATTGTTTCTACTACACCGAACCCGGTGAACATTACACAGATTCAGCTGAAGGGTATCTTCAACGAGAAGTACTCTTCCTTTAACCGCTGATCTCCCCTTGTGCGGCTGGGCTTCCCTAGCGGAAGGCCTGGCCTTTTACCCCTAACCTAATGGAGGCCAACATGGCTTATACAGACGGCGTGTCCCTCGAGGTTGAGTATACCTCACCTCCTGCGGGCAACACTTTTTCCTATGCAACTATCCAAACTTCGGATGACTTCCCTGACCAGTCGCAGATTCGTGTGCGCTGGGAAGTGGTCACCGTTGAGACCCCAGGCGGGGATCCTGTTCAGACTGCGGAGCTTACGGCTTCCATTCGTGAGCAGATCTACAACCTGGACGAGGTTTACCTCACCTTCTCCACCGGCGCTCAGGCTGTCACTGTTGACGGCGTTGCCCTTTCGGGTGCAACTGTCACTGTGACGGATGGGCAAGGCGTCGAGACTGATTATGTCTACCCCGACTTCACCCTGATCAACGCCGTGAACCCCGTAAAGGTTCGGCGCTCGGTGAATGTTAGTAACCCAGTCGTAGACTTCCAGGCCGGCTCCCGACTCTCCTCGGGCCAGCTCAACGCTGGGGTCCAGCAGCTGCTCTTCGCGGCTCAGGAGCAGACCGTCTTCGGTACCTCCTCCGATTCTTCGGAAGTCGACCTTGGCACTGAGTCGATCAACAACCTCGGTGATGTAAACATTAACCTGACTAACGACGGCGCGATCCTCACGATCGGCGCTGACGGAGTCATCACTGACTCCACTACGGGAGGCCTCAATGAGGTCCTCTCGGTCAACGGCGAAACCGGTAACGTCGTCCTCGACTATGCGGACGTGGGCGCCGACCCTGCAGGGACTATCCCTGACATGGACATTGGCGAACTCGCCGACGTTGACCTCTCTACTATCTCCCCCGCCGCTGAAGGCGATACCATTAGCTACGACGGTGCTGACTACGTCGCCCGACGAGCTGTGGAAATCGCCACTGGCTCGGGGGCCCCTCCCGCAGCCTGGCAGACCGCTACGTACCGCCAGGTTGGGGATCTCTTCATTCGATATGAGGTTTGATAAATGACTACCCCACAGGAATTTGCAATTAAGACAGATTCCAGCTGGGTCTACCCCAAGGAGATGTACGTTTACGACGGAAGCAACGATAAGGTTGTGGAAGAAGTCTACGTATGGACCGGGAGTGAGGCCGTGCTGGTTTGGCCAGTACCGAGCTATGAGCCCGGACTGACTAATAAGATCAACGGTGACTATTGGCCCCTGCCATCAGTCGCTACTGACTACACGCATTTTGTTCCGCTCTATTTTAGCGACTATGATACTGATAAGCTTCACACCCCAGGGACCCTCCGGTCTTTGACGGACGCGCAGATGGGGCAGGGGGCGCAGTTTGCGCCCGATGCTCGAACTGGCTCGTCGAGCTGGGACGTTAGCGGGTATGGAGACAATGCCGGAGTTGGCCATGTGTCGGCTCTGACTATTACTTCCGACTTCTTTCAGTTTACGCCCTACCAACAAGATGACCTTGGTGGTGTTTTCTCAAACACTGACGACATCACATACTTCCCCTGCATGAACATGCCGGATGTAGGTCTGGGTGGAGCCGTCGCTGAGTGGAGGCTCGATATTTCAGAAGCTGGAGCTGCGTACACCCCATGGGACTACAATGCTCAAGGCAGTACTCCTTTGTACATGCCTAGATTTCAGTCCTTTGATGGGTGGGCGAAAGAAGCCAATGGCTTCCTCGATCCCCCCCGAAGAAGAGGGTCCTGCGCCGGCGGGCCTGACTATACCAATGCTCTCGGTCTCTCGAACTTTAGGTTCTGGCTTGACCCAGAAACCTTGGCTGGCTATCCAACCGTAGATGAATTCGATTGTACTATTGACCACGCCGACATTCTCCTTGAGCTGGATTGCCATAGCTATTCGGAAACCGGACAGACTCAGGCTGGCAACAATGGCTACATGGATTACCTTCAGAATGGCAGCTTTGACATTGAGACATTCCCGCAAGGGCTCAGCTCAAGCGCTTGGGATCCCGACGTACTGTGGACCCCTTCTATTGCTAATTGGAATTCTATCGAGCCTGCCCTCAACGAGGTTAACCAAGAAAACTTCTTCGGTGCTGACACACAGATCTCCCACATTCGCTGGAAGACTATGAGCGGCGACTGGAAGAAGCTCCGGTTTGATAACCTGTGGGGCGGCTGTAATCCTAACCAGACTTCAGGGGCTAGATTTATGTGGGGCTCTACCGTTAACGACTACGGTTGTGCCCACGGCGGCGGCATCATGATGCGCACGCTCCCCTGGAATAACTACACTGGCGCGCCGTTCGGGAACGAGGAATGGACTATCTTTGATCCTGAGTACTCGAAGTTCCTGGCTTACATGAGCGAGCCCGCCCGTTCTCAGGAGGACGCGGCTTATATTCAGTATACTGGATATGATTACATTAAGGATAACTTCCGACGAGCTGACTTCTTTACGTCGGCTGATCACTTCACTGGTGACAATAAACTGTCCCGGATGCAAGGAATGTTGACCCTCCCTGGTGAGATCGAGATTGTTCACCGCAAGCCTTTTACTGAAGCTAGACTACTTTGGCAGGAAATTGGCGTTGTAGTTGGGGCTCGTAACGGTCTCAATATTATGGAGCCGCAGGCGGACTTTAATTGCACGCCCGGTACCATAACTAGCTTCCTGCCATCAGGCAATACTAGCCTAGTTAGGTATAGGCAGTCGAAGCTCCCAAGGTACTACCGAGACGGTTGCCAAACATTCCAGATGGATGACTATAATTGCACTAACGGCGACTTTAAGAACTACGACGGGGACTTCCAAGAAGACTTCTTCGACCGAAGCGACTACGTCGAGCTGCGTATTTACAACCAGACTACTGGAAAGTGGATGCGCTCCCTCGCCTGGGGGGAAAACACTAGAGATCTTAATGACGCGAGCAGTATGATTCCTTCTACTAGTGCGGCGTATTACCCCAACGCTGACCCAACCCTCAGCTTCTCTCGGTTCCGACCGATCTTTTTGATGAACCCTAAGGAAATCGCAGTCCCCAACGCTGTAAATCGTTGGCTAGACTTCTACACCGAAGGTGACATCATCGACTTTAAACTCTACTCGAGGTAAAGCAATGGCTAAGATTAATAACCTCACTCTTGAGGTAGTATATACCTCGGTGTCGGCTAGCTACTCTTATGCTACGCTGACCCTGAGCGATAATTTGCCTGACGCCTCACAGCTTCAGGTCCACCTAGATGTCCAAACGGTCATCCGGGATTCGGACGGCGCGGAACTCTCCGTTGCCTCCAACTTCTCTGCTGAGGCCCAGCGACTGATCCGAGTCCTCCCCGAGGATTCCTACACGGTTGACTCTACCGGGCAGCAGATCGACAGCGTGACTATCCCGACTGGGGCTGCCACGCCTGTCGCTGGTTATACATACACCGCCGACCTCACGGTCGACGCTACGACTCCTCTCGCTGTGCAGCGCTCAACGGACGTGACTACCGCGATCGTCGAGTTCCAGCCTGGCTCCCGGCTTACGTCGACCCAGCTCGAAGCACAGAAGGAGCAGGAGATTAACGCCCTTCAGGAACTCACTGAAGCGCTCGTCACCCTTGATGCCGGCACTGCTGGACCCGAGGGTCCTCAGGGCGATGCAGCTACGCTTGATGTTGGTACAACGACTACCGGTGCCCCTGGCACTGACGCAGCCGTGGTCAACTCAGGCACGACTGCAGCGGCTATCTTCGACATCACGATCCCTCGTGGTGACGTTGGTGCTACTGGTCCCCAGGGTCCTACTGGTCCCGCTGGTGCTGATGGCTCCGATGGAGCTGCCGGTGCTACTGGCCCTCAGGGTCCTATTGGTCCCACCGGTGCTACTGGACCTCAAGGAGACACTGGACCTCAGGGTCCTACTGGGCCCGCTGGTGCTGATGGTGCCGATGGTGCCGATGGTGGCGGAGCGTCCTCCCTCGACGACCTCTCTGACGTGGATACATCTACAACAACCCCTACCCTGAACGACGCCCTCGTGTGGGACGGCGTGAAATGGGCCCCGGCTGCTCAGTCGGGCGGCGGGGGCAACCCGATCTGGTGCGACCGTGCTACTCCCCTGACCGCAGCCAACCAGCTCACCTACACGGCGACCGTCGTTGGTACGAGTGCGGACGGACGTCCCATCTACGAGGCGTACGAGGAGCTGACGGATGACTACACCTACCCCTACACCGCCACTGCACTGTGGACAGGTGCCAACCTCCTGGACGCCAACTCGATCAACGTCGAGGTTGAGCTGATCCGTGGGTACGATGGTACCGGGTCCGTCGAGTACCGGGGCGGTACCTCCGTTGGTCAGTTCGGCTTCTTCCTGTACCTCTCCGGTGCGGGCAACTCACTGTTCATCGGTCGAACGGACACAGACTCAACTAGCAACTTCGGCTCTGGCTCCATCCTGGGTATCCGTACCCGCTGGCAGGACAGCACCGACACACCGATCCTGATCTAACTAACCTATATCTCCTATGCCCTACCGGGTGTGGGAGTTTCTAACTTATAAAAAGGAGGGCTACATGCCTTTTGTATACAATTATCAAGTAGACGCTAATGGCGACTACGTTTTGAACGGCGGAAATCGTGTTATCGAAGACAGCTACGAGTTTGCATCTTCCGGCGGTTTTGATTGGCGGCGTGTGGCCTCTTCTACAAAGAAGCCGCGATATGTGCGCAGTTTTCAGATCAAAAAGTTTGACAACGGGGACACCTGGCTACTGATTATTAATCAAAAGCAGCTGGTGGGTATCTACCCGTCCCAAGATGCGGCTCTTCAAGTACTCTTGGGGTGCTTTACCCGAGTGAGTGCTTCTGATCTTGGTGCTCTGGAGACCATGAGCTACCAACTGAGCCAGGGCTATAGCTTTATTGATCCTGCTTACAACAACCTGAGCCTTACTCGCAGTGGGGATGACCTCATCGTGACGCTCTCGTTGATTAATACGCTCGACCCAGCCATCGCCACTCCTATTGTGACGTGGGATGACTATAGTACCCCTGGCTCGCCTGATGCCACGACCTCTTTGGGGGCTGTGACGGAGCCCGAGGGCGGTACGCAGGTCTTCACCATTGTCGGTGGCTGGACCTCAAGCACAGAGAACTATTATATCCAAGCCTTCCTGGAAGATTCCGGTGTGGGCGTGGTCGTCAGCTCGAATGTTCTCCTCAAAGATGAGGTTGACCCGAGCGGCACCCTTTCGGTGGATATCACGAACCTCGCGCAGGACGGTCCCCCCGAGGCTACTTGGGACGGACAGACCTACGCAGGTGCTGCGTATGCAACGCCTCAGTGGACAGTCGAAGACTGGCCCCAGGGCGTCACCCCTTCGTACCAGTACGCCTGGGCCTATCAGCTGGACAACGGACCTCTGGTCCCTGTCGGCGGCTCCGGTGCTACGCTCAACCTTGCGCTCGTGCCTTACGGCGCGACTATCAAGTGCGGTGCGGTAGCTACGGCTTACGTCAACGGCAAGATTGTCAACTCGCAGAGCCCCGCACCTATGGTCGCGGTGGCTGTCACCGATACGAATATTGTTGATGTGGTGGATATTAAACTCTTTACGGCGCCAGGGGCTAACCCCGCTGACGACGTGACGTCGAATCCCCCGGCGGATACTCAGCTGTATGCTTATGCGTACTCCGCGGGCGATCAGCTGATCACCGGGGATGTGACATTCTTCGAAGGCTCGGGAGTAGTCGCTTCCTTTACGGGAACGCCCTCCCCCTCCGCATTTGATCCATCGGATGGTACCGTGGTGTCGATTACCGATGACGGCGTTGCCGGAACCGATACACCCACGCTTACGTACTTGTGGAGCACTGGTGCAACGACGGCGACTCTCGACACTACTGGTCTAGATGGAACGGCTATTACATGTACAGTTACGGCTTCCAACCAGTGGGAGCCCTCCGCTACCGCTGTGGTGGACTTCGGTACGGTACAGCCTTCATCGAATGACTGGGATACCGAACCCCTGACTTACGCTTATGGTGCGTCCGGAGGAGCTGTTACCTACGTGAACACACCGACGGCGTGGAACGGAACAGGTGCTTCTGGGAATAACATTGTTGTAGAAACCTTTGGTACTTCCGCCGGCAATTTCCGAATTGCGAATACTGTTTCAGGCGGATGGAACGCTGATACCGTGCTTTCTTCCTTCCCTCACGCTTACGTTTGGGATGTAGCAAATGGCTGGCAGTCTGTTACTCAGACGACAACCGGAAACAATAGGCCTAACATCGACTTTACGTCTGGTACGGTAAGCTACTCCGGAACCCCGATACGAGTCCTAGCTTTCTACGCAGCCGACCAGGGAGATATCTCTGGATGGCGTGCCTACGACGGTCCTATAGTTTAACTCTAATCTTCGTCTCCCTACCGGGAGGCGGAGCTTTTCTTTACGTTTACAAGGAGAGCCAAATGGCTAATAAAAACAGATTTAGTATTACAGATACGTTTTGGCAGGTAAGCGCCGATGGAGAGACCATTGGTGTCTCAGCGCCTGTAAGCACTGTAGTCTGGAATGGGGATGCTAACTATACCAAGTCTTCCCCTACGCTTACTGAAGCTGATCAAGCTACGATTGTACATCTGTTCCTTCCTGAAACATTCTACGTGGCAGACGACGCTGCACTGTATGCCTGCGCTTCTGCAGATACTTACGACTCTACTGGTATTGAACAGGTAAACTTCTACTACGGTGGTGCTTCGGCACAAACTGTCACTGATATTACTCAGCGCATTATGCCCGATGGAACAAAGGTACAGGGATACTGGGTTCGTATTGATAACTCTAATACAGCCCCTACGGACTACGAAGATCGTACTCTGTACGCCGAGGCTATCCCACGATCCCCATCGGTTATTCCTGCTCGTGTTGTCTCACGGACGATTCGAGTCATGGAAGATGCTACGAAGATTCACACGGTTAATCTTAACGCTGCAGACCTTGACCTAACTAAGAACACAAGAATTGACTACACGGAGCCTGATGGTACCTTGTACTCACCTAACCTTCATTCGCATATCTGTAGGTACAACCAAGATAACAATACCCAGCATAAGGCGATTGATTTTGTTCTTACTCCTGGGCTCTATGTGATTCAAAGTGTTACTACCTACCCTGCTCTAGACGCAACGGATCCTCTTACTGCGGGTTACCGGAGAATTAGGTCGTCGACGGGGGACAAGAATGATGTGACTATTATCTTATCGGAGAACTTCCCCGGTACTACCTCGGCTGATGCAGACAGTTTTGATCCTACGTGGACTACTTGTAGTCTGCGCAACGGGGATCCTATTCTGTTTGAAAATATCACGCTTGATATGTATAACAACTTGGCCTTTAAGCTTGCATCTGCGGATTTTATTCCTCTGGTCTTTAATGGATGTACTATTAAAGATTCGAGCATGAGTTATAGAAAGATGCCTACTGGACGCCAGAGCCCGGCTCTTAGGTCGGACCAGGCGGATGACCCAGGAGCCTCCACTCAGAACCCATACGAGCAGGCGCTGTTTAGAGGCGAGGATGCTAACGCTCGTCTTAATGTAGGAATCTATAATACCTTCATCAATACAATCGTCGGCGGCGGCCTAAGCTCCATCTTTAATTGCGATGGTGCTATTTGGTGGGATACGCTTTACTTCCTAACGACCGCAGCTGAGGCTGGCGTAAACAACTTCAGACACATTACCTCCTATGGGCCTAATGCCCAAGGGACTGACCTCGATACTGAACGCTATGTATCGAACGGCTTTGGTCTCAGTACTGGAGGCATTGACGTAAATGGTAAGTACTATTACGACTACGTTGACTCCGTTGGTAACGATAGCATCACGCGTGGTACTTGCGAGATCAGTCGGATTACGTGGGTAGCTGAGGACGGTACGTTTTACGCTACGGATGCTGAGGTAACTAATGCTGGTAAGAACATCCTAGAGTGGCGCGCATATTTTGTTACGCCCCCTACGACATGGCCTCCTAGATACACACAGAGCTCAGACGCTGGAGGCACTTACGGCGCCTGCGTCGATGGTACTCGCTTTTACGACTTTGATTTCTTTGTGTGGAAGAGTGGGCAGCCTCTGACCCCAGCTGGCAGGACGTTTGTTGCCAAGACGTATAACTCCACCACGTCCTGTCTTACGTATGTTGACGATGCTGACTGGGGAAGAAACCCATACCCCGCTATTGTTGGTAGCCGAGTTATTGACGGCAACGGAAAGGCCCTAATGTCTTGGTCTAACAGCAGGCCGTCCTCTCCCATTGGAGACGGCATCGACCCGCTCGATCCGGCCCTACCATACATGCGAATGTACAATTCCGCTCGGTATGACAACCCAGATGGTGTTCCATTGTTTGCCGCCAGGGGTCTTGATATTAACACAGATACTGTCGCGGCGTACTATAGCTCGGGTGGTTTAAACCCAGTGACGGACACCCCTGCCAACGGTCTTCTCGCTCAGGCGTTTGTTGACAACATCCTTACCATGGATCTGCAAGCAGGCGATCGAGTCTGTCCACTATTCTGGGCTCACCAGGATGGGGTACAAACAGCCAACTCACCCGCCACAATGAACAATACGCTATTTCACGACTACACTTCAGTCATGGAACAGCAGTTCCTGTTCCAAGCGAGTGGCGCAGTTTCGGACTGCGTCTTCTCTAATGCTTTGTTCTTGGATCCTAAGGATGTCAAGGCTGATTTTCTCTTCAAGATTGAGAAGCCAGTTCCTATGCGGCTTGGTATTAAGGGAACAAACATGGATAACTACGTGAACCTGACTACAGCAGGGCGAGAAGCAGATGCGGCGAATATCCATCTCCATATTGAAGGCTCCTCGATTTCGCAGACTGATGGCAATTCAAACGGCTCCAGCCCTCCTGGCGCTTTTGACGTTCAGTTCAAGGACTCGGCTCTGGGTACGGTTGGTACTTTTAGTACGACCCGGCTCGGTAACCCTAACGTAGTCCCCGACGCTAGTAATACTATGGTGGCTGGCTACGTTTCTAATTCCGGTAATAAGGAATGGGGCGTTTCTAAGTATGGGGCTATCGAAAACGGGGGACTGCTGCATACGTCGCTTGTAAGCGACCCAGTTACTCTGGATCTCGGTTCGGTTCTTCCTTATGATATTAAGGGTAACCCTCGAACTTCCAGCTCGTTGCCTCATCCTATTGATGCCATTGAAACGGGAATCACTGGCAGCGAAACCATTACTACGGTGCTTCCCTTTAATCGCTTTCGTATTCCTCCTTCATCAAATAACGCAACTCGAAAGGTTCCTGCTGACGTAGTTGCTCTTGACTATGAAGGAGAACTGCTAGAAAACGACGCTGCCCCGAGATCTTACAAGTGGATGCTTGGGAGTACGGTGGTAAGTATAGCCTCTAGCTATACTGTTCAGAATGGGGACGTGGGTAAGTCCTTGACTTGCTTTCTTACGGCAGACAGTGTTACCGAGGTTATTCCCTTCGGTCTTATTAAATCAACATGACCTTAACCCTTCCCTCGCTTCTCTTAGCGGAGAGGTGGGGACTTTAATTAACTTTACAAGGAGAGCCAAATGGCTAATTCACTTACATTTACTACGCCTGCGGGCGAAAGCGTGACGTTCACTTTGACCGCTCAGGCTGACGGCTCGGCGGTCCTATTTTCGAAAGACTTTACGACGGCCACCTCTGGTGGTGGTGAGATCTATCTCAAGGTCTTTGAGACCGGAGATTCCGCTAACCCTATCACGGACTATAGCACGATGGTGGAGGGCAAGCTCTACGACATCGAGGCTTACTCCGATGCGGGCTTCACCACACCATACGATGATTCCCTTAACCCTATTACGTGGTCCGGAACTAACGCCACCTTTGTCGGCTATGACTTTGCAGTCGACCGACGTCCTATTGCCGCCTTCGGTTTCGGTAACTCTTCGACGAGCGATCTTATTGCTCCTTCTACGACAAATGCAGAAGGAATGCACTGGGGCGTTAATAGTCATCTATATCGACGTACACCTCTTGCAGGATCGGATATGTCCGACCCTAATACCAACGGTCGTCTTAAGTACGCTAACGATACCGCTGCTGTTATGGCGGGACGTGGTTTTGAAAGAATGCACTACTGGAACATTGCTGGCTTTACTAACTATCAGGGCAACCAGCCGTACTACAACTCTAACCCGTACACAGGCTTGGGATTCACTGAAGCAAAGTATATCCAGGACGCTGATGATATTACCACCGCGGTAACTTCCTCGAGCCCGTTCACTGTTGATGGGATCAGCGGTACGCCCGGCGACTCCGAGGCAGCTTGGTCCTACGCGGTTCAGGCAACCAAGGATTTTGTGACGGCTGAAGGTGGCACCCCTGAAGTGGGCGTGTACTTCGGATACCGTGCGTTCTATGATGCGGCTGATATGGAAACAAACGACCGAACCTTCCTCGGGCATAACCCCGCTTGGACAGGAACGGGTAACTCGCCGGGCTTCCTTGCAAGCACTGGCTTTGATTATGTTGATGAACAGAACCCAGGTTACTCGGCCTCTGATGAGGCTTACAACAACTGGTTTGCTCCTGAGCTCGCTGGTCTCTACAGCATGGGCTTTGACACCGTTGGTCTCGATGTCGGTGCCAAGATCTTCTTGAATACCAAGGGCATGATTACCGGCGGTAGTGGTATCAATGGTGCTAATCCCCCGTTCACTACGGGTGATGACCGTCTTATTGATCTGTTCAATAGCTACGGTATGAAGCCATACGGCGAGGCAATTCCTATGGAGACCTATGGTCTTAATGGAGATCCCTTGACCGGAGCGAATGCTGAAGCGTATACCGACATGGCCTACATGGGGTACTGGAAGAACTCCGTGGGATATAGTGGTCTTGATGAGAACGGTGATCCTCTGGTCGTCAGTGCAAACACTACCATTTATAATCTCACGGCTGGTGATGGAACGGCTACGGTCGGACCTAACGCCAACACTTGGGATCCTGCGACCACAGAGATTCACTGTGTGATCCGTTGGAACAACGCAGGAGATCTGAACATCTTGATTGGCAAGGACGGATCGGGCAACTCGCTCGGCTACGGCTGGCTGACCATGAAGCAGGTTCTTTACGATCTCCATACTGCTGGTATGATTATTAGCATTAGCGGTTCTGTTCAGAGCTCAATGACCGATGGCTTGGGCTACGAGATTACCGCCGCCCAGTTCCATCAGTACATTCAAAACCTAGCCAATGGTAATATTACGACGCGGCCTGCCACTGCTTCCGGTCTCCAGCAGACTGTTACTCTACAGTACGATGCTTCTGGTAATTACACCGGATCTACCTCTGTCGGAAAGTGGGTGATGGCCCCAGACTCTTGGCCCTTCCTTACAGCCGGGGAACAGCCCCGCTGGATATACGGCGAAGCAATGGCGGAAGATTTCCCTGAATATTGGGATGGCAATGCTGCGACTGCTGAACATGGTGTTTGGGCTAATAATAGCGACGACGGTCTGGCCTTTACGAAAGAATATGATATTAGGTGGACAAGAACAGTTGGCGCCGTGACTGATATCACCGAAAAATATTCTCCGGCTTATATCGGAGATTCACAGGCTCCCTACATGAATTTCATTTCTTTGCCGGATACCGTTCCGTCGGGGTCTGAGGCGACTACGCTTGTAATGGAATTCTACATTGCAGGAGATATGCCCTAATGACTAATCGCAATAGATTTACTTTAGATTATACAACATGGAGCGTTACCGCCGATGGAACAACCATTGGGCATGATGGTCCTGTTGCAAAGCTAACCATGGCCGACTTGCAGGCTCTCGTCGATGATAGCGCCACCCATGGCGGTAATCTTGATCTTGCCGGTAAGTCCTTTGCTCCCTCCCTCGCGGAGGCGCAAGCTGCCCCCTCCGGTTCTTCGTTGTCAGTTAAGAATTCCTCCGGGTCTTCTCTTACTGTAAACGACGGAATCATTAATGGTGGGCTTGGTATATCTTTTACCGGGCTTGGTGCTGTGAAGGAATCAGATCTCAGTTCGCTTGGTGCTATTTCTTGGGTTACCCTCAGCGGTAACACTAAGCTCTTCGATGGAGACGCACCTGAGCCTCCCTTCCTCGCTGCGTGGCCTACGCCACCCGTGGGTATGAAGTATGCAGCTCAGACTGCCAACTCAAATTGGATTGAAGTTATTAAGGCTAACCAGACTAATACCCCTGGTATTGTGCATTGTAATGTTCCCGACTGGGCTTCAGTCACCAGCAGTACTCTAACTGGTCCTGATAATACTTCAGATACCTGGCCCTGGACTTCCGGTACAGGTGCTGAAGGAGATCCGATTGTTACGTACAGCGGTGTTGTTACGGGATTTCAGATCCTGGATACGGCTGATAAGGCTGCCTTTGAAGCTGTGTACAACGCCGCTACCGATCCTGCGTCGTGGACTATGATGTACCTCTCGGCAAATAACATTGTCGCAGAAACGTCTTTCACGTATGACTCGGGAACCGGTACGGTAACCTTTGCGGAGGATGGCCTTATTTATGCTGGGTATGTTACTTTCGCTATTACAGGCGACGAAAGTCTTGTGACTGAAGATGGTCAGTATGTTGTTGACCTCAGCCAGAGCAAGCTGTTCTACCAGCCTTACGCGGAAAGTACACTTACTGACGTTTCGTATCCCATTCCTTTCCAAACTTGGGAAGATCTTACGGGTAGTACGAATAGCACAACCTTCAACCGCACTGAGTGGTACTGTGGAGGCGGTGGTTATATGTACCAGTGCGCTGGTCCAACGAATTCGGCCAGCTCGATGAACAACTGTATCTTCCACACTAGTACAGGTTCCTTCATTGGAGCTAGTGACACTAAGATTGACGTTGCGGATTGCAAGTTTGATAATATTGTGTATCGGGCTATCTCTGCTTCTGAAGGATCTCAGATTGTTCGGAACCAGTTTAGGAATACAGCGAAGAGCTCTGCTGTCCTGATTCAAGGCTTTACTACGGCCCAAAATGGTGACCCAGTAGCTCATACCCTGATTGAAGATAACTTCTTTAATATCCCCGCGGCCAATCACGGTCAGGGATGCTCCCTGTATCAGGGTGCTTGGATGAATGCTACGGTTCGTCATAACTTGTTCCTTGATTGTCAGCGAGCTTTCTCCCATCAGGCATTCGGGCCAAACTCAGGAGCGATCAGAGCAGGCGGAGTCTTTAAGTTCGAGAACAATCTCGTCCTCCATAACTATGCGCCTGATATTGTGCCGTCCGGTCAAGCTACTGTGTCCTTTAATAGTAGTCCATATCCCCCCGGAGTTCCTTACACTCAGACCCAAAGCGTTAGAAATAACACGATCTTGCATAACCAAGAAGATTCTGGTCTTAGTACTCAAAGCAACTCATACCGACTTGATTATTATCCTTCTCGGTATGCTGAGACTAAGTACATCACAAATAACCTTTGCGGTGACTGGACTACTACTAAGGAGGACGTAGGCCTCGGCTATGTCGCAACTAATACCGTAGGTAATATTATTACGGTTGGCGGCCCATATGCTACGTCAGATACAGTCAACAATACTGTGCTTACTCCAGGAGGAGCTGACCAGCCTAGCTACTTTGATTGGGCTAACCTGAACCAGATCGGCGGCGCCGCAACTGGGGCGTCGGATGGCGGTAAGGTGGGTCACAGATGGGCTAATAGCTTTACCCTAGCTGTCGCTAACAACCTGCCGGATAACTGGTATACCCTGTATCCCGCAGAGACTATCCCCGAGCCTAACGGATTCCCGACTTGGGGTGGAATTTAATTTGAACCTTAGGACCGATCTTGCTGCTGTAGCAGCTGTCGTGGAGCGAACGCCATAATGGTTACGCTTTTCATGCAGTGCTGTCAGCCCATGCACGGGCACACGCAGCGTCGGAACTTATCATAGTGGGGCCGGGGGTCAGCTGTGTCCCCCGGTCCCTTCTTTAAAAATTTAACAAGTAGTTTACATACCAGAAAGAAAAAGGATATTACCATGAGAAACTTTTTGATGGGAGCTGCGGTGCTCGTTGCATCGCTATGCTCGTCTGCGGGAGCAGGTTGGTTCGAGGTTACGGACGAGGACAGCGCAAGCGTCTCCGCTCGTTATATCGGTACTGTTGATCCTACGGATGTCATGCTTTGGGAGCTTCTCTCCTCGAGAGCTGGCAACCGTGTGATCCTCCTGACCATTGACAGCGGCGGCGGCCACGCCTATGCTGGACTTGAGCTCTATTGGAGAATGGAAGCTCATCCTCGATTGGTAACTATCGCGGGGAGCGAAGTAGGTGCATGGTCTGCGGCAGCCATTATGTGGCTCGCGGGCGATCACAAACTTATCGCTGAAAACGGGGCGGTTTGGTTTCATGCAGCGTTCTGCACTTGGGACCCTGAGCCGCCCGTACATATCGGATGTGATACGACTAATTTTCAAAAGCACCTTGTCCGCGTTCTCGACAATGCAGGATTCTACGGTGAGGCTTTTAACGCATGGTTGAACCTCGTGCAAGAAGCTCACGGTACGGACGGCTGGATTGGCGTCACCAACGGAGGTTGGGAGATGCGAGATACAACGGATTGGTGGTTTAGACCTTTTAACAAAGATTGGATTTTGCGATGAGTTTGGAACTTATCAGTATGTTGGGTGGTGGCCTTGCGGGCTTCATCTTTCGTTTTATGGCTACGTCCATTGAGAACCAGCAGAAGACTACCGAGATGCTGCTGCAGAAGCAAACTGTGGCTGACGATTCCGCTGATCGCGCTGCTGTGCGTGGTTCTCATATCGGCCGTCGGGTGCTCGTCTTCACAGTCCTCTGGGTCGTGGCTATCGCCCCCTTCATCGGTGGACTCATTGGAATGCCCACCTTCGTCGAGTCCGAGCGAGCCCCTTGGGACTTCCTCGGACTCTTCACGGGAGGCTGGGATCGCCTTACTGGCATTGTTGTACTGCCTGAGCTGCGTGCTGCTTTGCTGGCCGCTGTTGGCTTCTATCTTGGCGGGTCTTCGATCGCGCGAGGGAGGTAGACGATGCAGGAGGAAGTAATGATTGAATATTTCCTGTATCTGATTACAGGGATGGTGGGCTTTGTGCTAATGAGGGTATGGAAGATTCCGGCTATTGAAAATAAGCTGGATAATGTTATCAAGGAAACAGATACCAATCGGCGAAGTATCCACGATATTCGAAACCATATTCAACACCATGAAACAAGGATTACTCTGCTTGAGAAGTCAAAAGAAAAAGACTCCTAATCTAAAGCAGCTGCCTCGCGTGAGGCCAGCAGAAGCAAGGGCTGCTAAAAAGGAAGCTATGCATGGCAAGAAAAAATAAGATTCAGGAACTGAACGACACCTTGATCGATACGTTGATGAGGGATCTTCAGGATCCAGAGAAGTGCACGCCCGGTCTGTACCAGGTGGTGCGCGGCGTTATTACTGATAATCAGGCCGCTGTTGATAACCTGGACGTGGAAGCTATTGATGCTGCTGCAGACAAGATTGACATGCCGTTTAAGTTTGGTAACTAATAGCGAGGGCCTCCTACCGGGGGCTCCCGCCTTTTAACAAGGAGATTATATGTACGACCGATCAAACATGGTCCCCGACGAAGAGCGGCCTTGGCTTAGGATTAACCCTGAGCTGATCCCCTCTAACGTGGACCCTGACATGGTGATGGACTTCAGGAACTTCCTGTACGTCGCCATGAAGTATCTCGGCATGGGCGAGCCCACGCGGCTTCAGTATGCCATGGCCTATCGGCTGCAGTACGGCCCCGAGTCCTTCCAGCTTCAGGCCGGACGTGGTGCGGGTAAGTCTGTGCTCACGTCGATCTTCACCACGTGGCTCCTGCTCCGTGACCCCAACACGGTGGTCATGGTTCTGTCGGCCACGGGTAACAAGTCCACTGAGTTTATTTCAATGACTCGCAACACGATTGCGCTGGTGCCTCAGTTGGCTCACCTGATTCCTGGTCCTAACACCAAGGACTCGGCATTTGGTTTTAATGTTGAATCGCGTACCCGCATCGGTCAGGATGCCTCTGTGTTCGCACGAGGTATTTCTGGTCAGATCACGGGTAGTCACGCTGACTGGGTCATCATGGATGACGTGGAGATTGAGGGCAACGCCAACACGGCGGAGGCCCGAGAGAAGCTCCTGCATAAGGTGTGGGAAATCGAACAGATCCGAAACGTGGGTGGCGGCATCCGAATCCTGGGTACGCCCCAGAGCTCCGAGTCTATCTATAAGAAGATGCGAGAAGCCTATGCCTGCCACAAGTTCCCTGCCGTGATGCCCGATCCGGACATCTTCGGGCAGATCCAGGACTGCGACGAGTTCATCTACGAGCTCCAAGCTGAGGGCCTGGGTATTGGGAAGGCGACGCAACCCGAGCGTTTCGACGACGAGCTGCTCCAGAGCCGACTCCTTAAGGTCGGCCCTACGCTCTATTCCCTGCACTATAACCTTGACACCAGCCTCGCTGATGCGGACAAGTTCCCGCTGCGGCTGGCCGACCTGGTTGTGGTGGACCTGGACAAGGATGTGCATCCAGAGAAGATCGTGTGGTCCAGCAAGCCTACCAAGGAGTATACCTCCTACGGCCTGCAGGGCGACTTCATTACCGAGCCTATGTACATCAGCAACGAGTACAAGAACTACCAGCAGACCGTCATGACGATCGACCCCTCGGGTCGCGGTCGGGATGAGACGGCTGTGGTGGTAGCCTCAGCTGGTAACGGCTATATTTTTATTCACGAATGTATTGGGTACGAAGGCGGCTATGAGCTTCCTTTCCTTAAGAAGATCGCTAAGGTGGTCAACGAGTACCCTAACCTGAACCTGATCCGTTACGAAGAGAACTTCGGTGACGGCATGTTCGGTAACCTGCTCCGGCCGGTCATTGGGGAGATGTGTCCCCGCCCGGTTGGTATCGAAGGTTACACTGTGTTCGGCCAGAAGGAGGAACGTATCCTCGCCGCGATGGAGCCCGTCATGGGTGCCCACCGCCTGGTCATGTCTCCCCGCTCTATCAAGCAGGAAGAGACTCAGCGTCAGATGACTCGCCTCTACCGAGAGCGCGGGGCCCTGTCGCATGACGATAGAATTGATGCACTGGCCGCTACGGTTCAGTACTTTGAGGAGTCGCTCGGCGTGGACGTTGACAAGGCAGTGGAAGCTGCCAAGCAACGTAGGCTGGACGAGTCCTGGAAAATGATGAAGAACGATTCGCAACGCGGCATCTGGCTGCTGGGCGAAGCTGCTTCGGGCGCAGTTCGGTTGGCTCACGACAAGTATAAGAACGTGTCACAGCCTGCCGAGTCCCCGCTCGCTAAGTTGCAGCGGAGGTTCGGACGATGATCCGGGCCATAATGGGAGTTGGACCCCGCTCCGGTACATCCTTTACTATGCGGATGATGCACGAGGCGGGACTGCCTGTTCACTGGGATCCCTCGATTGACGAGACGATGCCGGCGGAGGGTAACCCCCAAGGATACTATGAAACTCATTTTCAGAACTACCAATCTCTCGAAGACGTCATCGTAAAGGTGTGGCCTCTGTCCGCACGCTATGCTGACATCGAGAAGATGGTAATACTTGAACGAGACAGAGACAGCCAGATTGCCTCTATTGAGAAGCAAATGGTTAGAGAGCGGGAGCTGCTAGCTACCCTTGGTATCGCCTGGTCGGCGGAAGATTTCCGCGACAGGTCAGCTGAAGCTCTCAATCTATATTTATCAATTCCACATCTCCGGGTCCGTACTGAGGATCTGGATGAGAGAATCGACGAAATAATCAATTACATGAGGTATTGACTATGGGTATTATGTTGGCCGGAATGGCCGCCGTCGGCGTTGCTGGCGGAATCATGGGCGGGATGCAGAAGGCGAAGCAGCAAGAAGCTCAGTACCTTCAGCAGAAGCATCAGACCATGCAGAACAACTTCCTTGGTCAGCTTGCTAACGACCGACAGACTGAAGCTATTGCTCAGTCCAACGTCAACAAGCGGATCCAGGACCAAAAGATCTACGACGCTGCTCTGGCGAATAGGTTCTACGCTCAGTGGCAGAACCAGAAGATGACAGCCGATGCCCGTGAGCAGGTCTACCAGCAGAGCCGTTCGGCTCAGGCTTCACTGGCCTCGCAGATCATGGGCAAGCAGGGCGGCGCCTCAGGCGGCACCGCTAAGCTCCTCTCGCGTCAGGCCCTCCAGGCCGAGCGAGACAGGAACTATCAAATTAGTATGAAGAACTACGAGCAGGAAGCTGCTGTCGTACAAAACTTTGAGAATCAGATGAACCAGCAGAGCCGCGGCATTGACGCGGATCAGTCAGCTGCGTTCATTCCCGGCAACATTGGTATTAAGCCTAGCTCGTCCGGTGCGATTACTCAGGGAATCTTTGGCGGTATTAGCTCCGGCCTCGACATGGCCTCTGGTCTTAAGGGACTGCAATCATGAGAAACCCATACAAGAAAGACAAAGGGCCAGGCCGTCTCGGGGGTAATCCTCTTGAGAATGTCGTAGGAGAAGCCGCCGGTGTGCAGGGCCAGAAGGTCCAGCCCGGTAAGGGCGCTACGATGAGTGGCAAGACTGCTACTGTCAAGGTCGGCCAGAGCTCTAGCTTTAATACGAGCACTGGGTTGGTTAACGCTCTGGACGTGGTCCAGGGAATTAGCCAGACTATGGCAGGGGTTGACAGGCTTGGTAACCAGATCGACGACGCTCGTCTCACTGAGATGAAGAAGAAGATTGCTACCATGCAGTCCGCGGATGAGTGGACTAATCCCGAGGCTCCGGGCTACCTCAACGACGAGGCGAAGCTCAAGTCTATTCAGGATATTCAAAATGAATATAAGGGCGGCTGGTTGAACGACCGGTATCGCGCCCAGTATGAAGGCGAGGTTGCGAACAACCGCATCGCGGCTCAGAACCTCGACTTCAATGGAGACCTCGCTTGGGCCCAGCGTTCGCGTGAGCAGCAGATTGCAATGGGCGTGCCTATTGCCGATGCTCAGGCTAACACTGATCGGCTCTACGAGTCGATTCTTAAGAAGCACGGCAAGGACACCGCCAGGGCGGAGCAGATCAAGTCTGCCCAGCTCGGCGACGCTGCCCTCTGGGCGCAGTCTGTGTCGGCTTCGGCTCAGCATACGATCGAAGCCTGGGAGTCCTCAGGAGGCCTGGAGAGGCTCAACATGGAGCTCCCGCCTAGTGTGGGGTACGAGGAGTGGGAGCAGACTGCTCTCGCTTCTATGGCCTCTTACAGCGGCGAGGGCGGCGCGGCTTTGTGGGAATCCTATAACCAGCAGTCCGGCAAGTTCGAAGGCCCCTATGCCGACATGCTCAGCCAGACTCTCCGGCGCACCCTCGAGCCCACCTATAACAAGGCTGTGGCTATGGAGGTTGCGGACCAGGACCTGAAGCAGAAGACCGCCATCACGCAGTCCCCTCGGATTGCCTCGGTGGATTGGGTCAGCGCTACGGATCCTGAGGTTGGCTTCACGCGCGTTGCCGATGGCTTCGCCGGAATGCGAGCCATGATTAATAATGGACAGCGTCCCATGACGTATGGACAGAGGCAGCCTATCCTCGGTGATTACCTTGGAAAGGTCTCCGTTGGTGCGTTCCAGCTGGACGCTACTATGACTACTGACGAAGCTGCCGAAATGATGAATGCGGTGGCGGTGACAGACTACGAAGGGGTTGCCGCGTTTGTCGGCATGGACCCTGATTCGGAGGAGTTTTCTAAGTACCTGGAAGATCAGATTAAGGTTGGTATGTCCACGTTCCGAGCTGCTAAGCAGCAGCGCCAGAACGAGCAGGACAAGGCAGCCAAGTTCCAGCTGGAAAAGCATGGTCCTACTACGGACTCAACCGAGGCTAGAAAGCGGATCACAGCTGATCCCTTTGTGGCTGCCTCTAAGGGTGGGGACTCTCCTCGCCTTTCTCTTATCGATGCCAACACGGGCGGTAAGTTTGATCCCAGTGATCCCAAGGCTCAAGCCTTTGGTATGATGGGAACTGACTTTATCACTCAAGCTACTTGGCAGAAGGGTCCTGAAGCTCGAGCACAAATGATTGATAAGTGGGTCACGGCCTATCAGGAGTATATTAATAACCCTGATCTTGGTCATGATCACCTCGCTTTGATTCTGTCTACGGCTGCTGAGGACACTCCCTGGCAGGTTAACGTGGATCAGAACAACGGCGGAATCTCTTTCAGTCTTGACAATGTAGGCGATCCCGAAGCTGTCAGCAATGCTCAGATCGGAGCTATGCTCCCTTATCTCGCTCTTGACGAGGACGGTTTTTATAAGCCTACCGGACAACACAGTAGTATTGTTGCCGAGACTATGTCAAGCATGGTCCGCTCAAAGGCTTATACCAGCGACAATCGCGTTTCCGAAGAGTTTCTCGATGAGGCGGTCCACGCTGGAGCTGTTGCTAGATCTATCTTTCCCGCAGCTTCTGCTTACCGAGTAACATCTGATGCTGTCCTTAAGGCAGTCCAGAACGAACTCGGAGCTAGTTACGAAATGCCTGATGATCTTCGTATCATGCTGTCGAGAGCTTTCCAGGATGGAGACCAAACTAGAATCGGCCAACTCCTTGAAAGCGCCGTTGTTCAGAGAGGAAGCATTCCCCTGGAGTATGATAAGAAGACGCAGATGGTAGAGACGTGGGGCCCTGGGGTTTCTACTCTCTTCGGTGCTGCTCTTTCTATCCAGCCCGGAACCAGTCAAGCTCAGAGCGGCGCTAGAAACACTCTGCTCAATCCTCTTGATTGGTCAATATTCGGAGGAGACTACAGCGGCATTGATGTCGACGTTGCTAATCAGCGAATCGACTCTGTCGGGGACAAGGTTGGCGCTCAGCGTATTACCTCTGCCGCAGAGGCAGCGGGAGTTATTCAGTACAATGATCTCACTCAACAGTGGATGCTAAGAGATCCTGAAGTCACAACTCAGATGGCTCTGGATATCAGTAATCAGCTTGGCCTGGATGGGTACGCTGCTGAGCCTATCCGTAATGAGGATGGGGATGTAGTCCGAACGGAGATTATTTCTCTCCCCTCGCTGTACTCAGGAGATGGCCTTAGAAACACGAAGCCCGCTGCCCCCTTTACCGGCGACTTTACTGACGCCATGCAGGAAGGCATGATGGGTCTTGATGATTTTAATGAAGAATATAGTAGAACCACTATTGGCTCCATTGCAGGAGGCACGTGGGATTGGATGTTCAACCATCGAGAGGGCTCGACGGGGGACGTCTTCTACGAGCAGCAGGTTCAGGCAATCCATGACGCCGGCGAAAGTACAGAGGCTGCCCATCAGTGGCTGGCCGACTCTAACAACCGACGTCATCTTGCTGATCACTCGGCCCCTTTCCGTGGCTTTGTTACTGGACAAGCTACTAAGGATGAACGCCTCGCGTTTGGCAACCAGATCGATGAAACGATCACGACCTTTAAGAAGGCCGGTGTGCCGATCGACGAAGAGGATGCTCAGGCTGTTCGGGATGTTGCCGAGCAGATCCGCGCTGGTACTCTGCCTCCAGATCACGATCTCTGGAAGAAGACTCAGGAAATCGCTAAGGCACAGGGGTTCACCATGTGGGATACCAATCCCCCTAAGTGGGCCGCCAAGCTTGCGCTTATGACTATGCTGTTCCCTGATAACGACGCGGTTATCCAGCATCTCAGTCCCTACGATCTTGATGTTGACAGTACCTTCCGAGCTGATGTGGATCCGGCTAATCTCCGAGAGACTCAGCTGGGCTATGATACTCAGACTAGATATACTCTAGATAACCTGAAGTTTATTGGCCGGACTGTAGAGAATATTTCTGGACTTCCTATCCCCCTGTTTGGGCCTACTATGGTCGAAGACAGGACTAAGGGCGATCCTCGTACTTTCGTGCGCGGGAAGAAGAGGACCGGAAACGTGGGAACACTCATCGGCGGGCACGCTACGCTTAGCGGCAAGCCTGTGAAGGTAGACAACCAAAACACAATTATTCATGACGCCGCCAGATTCCTTGGCGCTATTGACTAATAATCTAACTGCGTCTCCTCTACCGAGGAGGCGTGGTTTTCTATTTACTTCACCCCGTTGTGGGTAGAACAAAAAGGAAAGTATAATGTCTCAATTTAACCCTGTCCCGAACCCCGTCACTAACGGCATTGCGCCGGTAGACGAGGAGAAGGCAAAGCTGGACCTTGACGCTCAGCTCAAGGCCCATGCAGCTAGTCAGCATAATAGTATTATTACTGGTGCCCGCTATACCGATGAGATGACTCAAATCGGACTTACTACCGGCACTGGCGCCCTCCGTCAATTCAATGAGCGGATGGAGGCCTTCGGTAAGGCTATGTCCTCCGGGGCTAGCGAAGACATCGAGGCCTGGGAAAAGATCCGCCTTGACGTTGCTACCGAAGCGGAGCGTCACGCTTCCAACAATGACTTCTGGGTCGAGTCGATCCACGAAGGAGCCTGGGAGCAAGCGCGCTCTATGACGTCTGACGAGCACTGGGGTTTCCTCGGTACGGATCTCCGTGCCCGGAACCAGTTTATGCACGACGCGGGGCAGAACTCCGACGTCGCTAAGATCCTCGGCCTAACGAACTCTCCCGAGTTCCTCGCTGCTGCTGAGGCTCGGGGCGTGGATACGAGCAAGGAAGGCAGCTGGGGCGACACCCTCAGCAGCCCGTTCCAGTCGCTCTTTACGTATGATGATATTTCGGATATGGTTACCAAGCGGGTTGATCCCACCTGGACTGCCGAAGCTCAGGATAATGCCTGGGAAGCGATGAACTCCTCGGAGGCTGGTCGCTACCTTATTCAGGCCGCTGGGATGAAGCGGGATACCATGTCCCGATTCACAAACCAAGACGCGCTCATCTACGGGATGAACCGTCTCTATAAGGAAGCCAAGTTCCAGCAGCACGCCTCGGCGGATGACTGGGGCGGTATGCTTGAGAACTTCGGGCAGATGCTTCCTACTATTATTAATGATCCTGATACCATCGGTGAGGTCGGCATGGCGCTTCTGCTGGCGATCCCCTCCGGTGGCGCGAGTGTGTACGTGAGCGGCGCCGCTAAGGCGGGCTCTCTCACGAACCGCGCTCTCGCAACTCACAAGGCAGCTAAGGGACTGGCTACCGCCGGCCGCCTTCTGCCGACCCGCGTCCTGGGTGACTTTGTTGTCCCCGGAGTCAAGGCCTTCAAGGCCGCTCGTAAGGGCAAGGAACTGAAGACCACTGCGTCTCGGCTCCGATACGCCTGGAACAATATGGACGAGTACGATAACTGGGTGACCTTCTTGGCTGGTGCTTCTGCTGACGGCGTTGCCGGTGGCGTGGGTGCCTTCCTTATGAATACCCAGAACATCGATGATCTCAACAGCGTGGTCTACGGCAAGGGCCAGATGGCCTCAATCCGCAGCTTCGATCAGGTCGCTCTTCGCGGCCTCATGGGCGTGGCGGGTGCGGTTACCCTGGGCTCCGCTCTTCGTGTAGGCTTCAAGGGCCTGACGGCAATGGCCGACAAAAGCCTTAAGGGCTTGGCCGGCAACCTTGAAGGTGTCCGAGGCAAGTCTAACAAGGAAGCAGCATCATCTGCTGTGACTGCTGGGATTACCCGGAAGATCCTCGCCAAGAGCGGGATCGAAGACGAAGCTATTGTGACCTCTACGTCTGCCGGCATCGAGAGAGATGCTGGGCGCGCGGGAGTTGCCCCTCATAAGGTGGCAGCCCGTATGCGTGATGAGGTGGATCTGGACGACCTTGAAGGCACGCCAGAAGAAAAGGCAGCTATCATTCGAGAAGCTGCGCATGATATTATTAAAGATGAATTTGTAAAGCCCGATGCAGTCGCGGCTCGGCACCTGCGTCGTCAGGAGCTGGAGAGGCAGATTGCTAAGGGCAAGACTGAGACGGATCGAGCTAAGGCTGAAGACGAGGTTGCCCGCGATGATATCCAGACCGGTGCTATTGTTCAAGAGCACAAGGTTGAGGATAAGTCGGCGGAAGGTCTCGGTAAGGCTTCACAGGAAACGGCCGAAGCCGCTGACCCTGTGATTGACGATCTGATTGCAGCCAACAAGGCTGTTGACGATGCTCGGGCTGAGGCGCGCCAAGCGGCTGCAGACCGGGCGGCATCTAAGGCCGAAGCTAAGAAGGCCGAAGATCAGCGTCTCAAGGAAAAGAAAGAGGCCGAAGAGGCCGCTGAGAAGGAAAACGCAAAGCGCGAAGCAGAGGCCCAAGCCGCCAAGCAGAAGCAACTCGAAGAGCAGGAAAAGGCTCTCGCGGAAGCTAAGGCTGAGAAGGCTAGGATCGAAGCCGAAGAAGCCGAGGCTGAGGCTGAAGCGAAGGCTAAGGCTGAGACTGAAGCCGCTGAGGGAGAGCCTGAGGGCCCCTCACGATTTGAGGATACTCCTGACTACAAGAAGGGTTCTGATGCTCGCGAGGATGCTGAGGCTGATATCGATGCCCTGCGTCGTGAGCGTGCTGGCGCTGAGGCTGAGGCTAAGGCAGCCGCTCAAAAGAAGGTCGATGAGGCTGCGCAGAAGGTTGAAGAAGCCAAGAATGCTCCTGTCGAATTCGAGCGGGTTACTGTGCCTGAGCCTCCTCCGGTTAAGAAGGTGGCTAAGAAGGCCCAGGCCGAAGCTTCTCAGAAGGTGCATACTGCGGAAGAGGCCCAGGCCGCTGTCCGTAAGGCTATTGCACAGAGACTAGATGTTGACGAAGTCGAAGTCGACGCTATTGCTGCTCAGGTCGTATCCCACCGAATGCTCGGTGCGGTCGAGTCCCGAGCACATGACGTCGTTGACGGCTTTGAGAAGGAAGGCTTTGAGGAAATGCCGGTCGAAGTTCTCCGCCACGCGCTGGTGGAACTTGATCCGGAGTTTGCTCGGTCTTTCGATAATGGTGATTCCGATATGATTGATCTGGGCGGAGCGCACAACGCTATCCGCACGGCTCGTCGTCACGGACAGGGTAATAACTTCAAGGGCCTTACTGAGGATCCGAACGCCGTCTTCTTGGCGAGCCGGTTTACTCGAGGCAGCTATGAGGCTATTGCTAAGCAGATTGAAGAACATAAGGCTGCTGGGCCCGCTGCGGCTTACCGCACGGCTCAGGAGCTTAAGCTTCTTGTCGGAGGTGGTAGTCTCCGCGATTACCAGTTCCGTGATAATAAGGCCTTCCTTGAAGGCACGGCCTATTTTGATAAGGCTATTGAAAACCTGAAGACTCTGCATGAGACCTTCGATGTCGCTAACATCTCTACCGAGCGATCGCTTGGGGACATGATTAAGGACGTCGAGGGAGAGGTTGCTAAGGTGCATAAGAACCAGAAGAAGCTGACTCTCCGGCAGGAGCTTCACTCGAAGTTCGGCTATCCCGCAGAGAACGCTGACGCCGTAAAGGGACTGGACATCGAAGAGCTTACCGCCCTCGTGGGGTATCACAGGTTTATCCAGCAGGTAGACGATCAACTTTCGGCCGGTAAGCTGAATATTGATCAGATGCTGATCCTCGGGGTTGACCGCGAGGGGCAGCGTCTCTACTTTATGAATGTGTTGAATGAAGTTAATAAGCACATGGAGGAACTACGAGCTGGTGGACATGATAGGTTCATTGGCGAAGTAGAGATGCTCGCGATTGCTCGGCCCCTCTTTGGGCCTGAGTCAGACGCAGGTGTCAACCTCCGTGATGCAGTCTTTGGTCCTGCTCGGGGAACTTCCGGCGTGGGCACCAATAAGTACGACCTTGCTGAGGTTCGCCGCATTGCGGAAGAACGCCTTGCTCGTGTCGACGCTGACTTCAACACTGCTCGTTCTGCTGCTGCTCGTGCCGAGATGGCGCGCCTCGAAGGCAAGGTCAAGAATGGCGAAGCCGATCTCGAGGATCGTATCCGGCTGGCGCAGTACAACAGCAAGATTAAGACTGTTAATGAAATTGATTATCTCGAACAAGAGATGCTTGCTCCGTACCGAGCTGTGTCCCAGGAAGCTGCTGCCGCTAAGCGACAGGAGCTCGGGGAAGAAGGCTGGGCGGCTTACCTTAGAACGGAAGAGGACGCCCTGTATCTGGGCGCTCGAAATGCGCTCTTCGGTAACCACGGTATCTCCGTCGAGAACAGAAACGCTATCTTCAAGCGGCATGGTATCCCCGTGCCTCAGCGAGGTAGCTCCCCTACTGAAGAATGGAAGAGCACTGTCGCTCCTATGATTGCAAAGCTGGCTGCTAAGGATCTCGGGTTTGATAGCCCCATGGATCTTGTTAATGGCTCCCAGTCTTTCGTTCGTGGTAATCAGGCTGGCCTGGCTTTGATCGGGATGTACCGAGACGGTGCGTCCCTGACTGGAGACACGGCCGCTGAGATTAAGGCAGACACTAAGGTCGGCACTCGTGGCGAGACCTATGCTCACGTTCGATTCAGTGCTGACCGAACTCAGAACCCCACGGGTAACCTGAAGGTTCAGAAGCAGGTCAAGTTTATTGAAGAGTTCATGCTTAGAGAGGGCGAGAGGCAGATCCTGTTCAACCCGGACGGGACCCCTCGGGAATTCTCTCATGAAGAGCTCAACGATATTATTGAGTTCTACACTAACCTTAAGAACGCTTCTGCGGAAGAGATCCAGGCTAATGTTCCTAAGCACCCCTTCGAGCAGAAGGACCGTGGGCTGCACTTGGTGTCTCGTGACGCAAAGGCTCTCGGGTCTCCTGTTCGTGATTGGAGTGGCGACATTAAGCAAAAAATGGATGATTACTACTCTCGAATGCTTCAGGAGCCAGTGCATCTCCATCAGGGGATCCACGATGACCTTACGTTGATTATGCAGGAGGGCGTTGCTCTCAATAACATGGGTGCCATTGGTCCCATGGTTATGCGTAACTCACAGGGCGCAGGATCGCTGGACGGCCTGGGCGCTGGCTGGCAGACTCTGGCTACGGTGCCCGGCGGTATTACCGACTGGCTTAACATCCGCTCCGGTATGATCTTCCGGCAGTTTGACGGCATGGACGCTTTTGCTCGTGCCATTGGTCTTGAGAGTTTGAAGGACATGCGGGATGCTATTGTTGCTAATGATCTTCGGGGTAAGGCAGCCGAAGGGGAAGAGATTGAAATCCCTGAGCACATTGCCAACCTTAAGGGCGAAGCCCTGAAGAAGGCAGCTGATGCTGCCGGCATTAAGAAGAGCCTGAAGGTCGGCGAGAAGCGAAAGCTTTTGGCGCTGGCCGAGAAGGGCGGCAGCAAGGGCGAAGCAGAGCTCCGTGAGGCAGCAGAGATGCTGACCCTGATTGAGCTGGATACCGCTGTTCGCAAGGTTGATGAAGAAATCCGAAAGGCTAAGTTTGAAGGCGGTACGCTTTCTACTAAGCAGTTCGATGAGATCCTCAACTCGTGGGACGCGGCTTCACAGGCTGTGTCTCTGGCTAAGGGCTTGTTCAACGCCGCTGTCTTTGCTGCTCGTCAGCAGGCGGCTTACGGTAAGTCTGATGCTAATGTTAAAAATATTATTGATTCGGACTACGACATTGCTCGTGGTATCGACGAAGTTAAGACGGCTATGGGCTGGGATCCTAAGGATGGTTTCCTCAACGGGGACATTCGAATGGAGATGCTCAAGGCCGAAGCTCTGGCTCAGAACGTCAGCGCTAAGCTTGACGAAGAGGGCCTGGCAGTTGTAGCTGCCGACTTCTACTCCACTGTCTGGGATGGGATGATCGATATCCCGGCTGAGCCTCGCTTTGCTAAGAGCCAAGGCCGGCTCCAGGGTAGAATAGAAGGGTCTGAGGGTACGGGCTTTAGCGAGACCGCTTTTGGTAGCGGACGCTTTGGAAATGAGGAAGTATTTGCTGACGGCGCAGATATGTGGAATCACTTGTTTGATTCTATTGGTAAGTTTGGTAGTAAGCAGGAAATTGGAGAAGAGGCTAAGGCTGATGATCCAGGTACTGCTGCTCAGGGCCGCATGAAGAAGTTCCTTCGGGACAAGCTCATGAAGCGTCCTGTTATGACCCGATCTTACGGCGCCGGTGGCGATGCTATGTCTGGAGCCATTGCTGACTTCCTTGAGGAAGCTTTTAGTATTGACACTCCAGCAGCTGCTGAATTCCGAGGCATGGTCGAGGAAGCTTTCCCCGATCTGGCGAAGAAGCTCGAAGCTGACGCGAAGTCGGGTAACCGACAGCCTAACTCTATTCTCTACCAGACTGCGAGCGTCCTTGGTTGGGCCTTTGCAGATAAGGCCGGTAAGAAGTGGAAGGGCGAAGGCGGTATGATGGGCAAGATTCTTAAGACGCCCGACGCCAAGACTTTCCGTGATTCTATTCGTAACCTTAACTCCCTCCACGCGGATGCGTTTAACCCTGATCTTGATCTTCAGATTGAGCACAGAGGGCGTGACGCCGGTAGCGACTCTACTGTGGTTCAGAGGGGCGAAGTCGAAATGCGTAACATTACGTATGATGATCTCTACGCTCAGCGCAGTATGGAAGATACGGCATGGGAGAGGGAGCCTGCGCCGGAGGGCGACGAATCCCCTCAGGATAAAGCAGCTCGGGAAGAGCGAAACGAAAAGGCTAACCGAGAGAACTACGAGAACTTCCAGCGGCAGGTAAAGGAAAAAGCTGTCGCCGTTGCGAAGCGTCGTGGTTGGTCCAACGATTATGGCGATGAATTCCTCGCTACTGTTGGGCGCTGGCACATGAAGAACCTCATGCTCATTAAGAGTGGTGCGGCTACTGTGGACCAGATCAAGGTGGCTGAAGAAAATATTGCAGTTAAGATGCGCGAAGTTATGGCAGAGTCTGATACGCCTGAGCTGGCCCTCCGAGATTTCCTCGAGAACTGGCTGACGCGGCGAGATGAGCTCACCATCCGTGCAATGAATAGTGTTGGATATAGGATGCGAAACGCAGAGGCCGACAGTGCTCTTAAGAGTGTTGGTCTTACTGCTGACGATCTAGATCCAAAGATGAAGCTTGCTCACGAAGCCGGACTACGTCTGCACTCTTCGATTCACTCGTCCGCTGGACGTGGTTGGACCGGGGCAGGGCAGGGAGGCAAGGGTTGGGTTAATCCTAACGACTCCGACCGGTCTATCCGGCCGGTGTACCGAGCCGTGTCTGACGAGCACGCAGCTCCTATCTGGGAGCTCGATGCTGAGCATGCAAGGGGCTGGAATGAGATGTCTGCCGAGGACCGCAATCTGGTGGCTGCTCAGCTTGTTGTTCAGGATATGATGATCGACTTCCTGGGGGTTCAGAACCCTCCGATCAAGGATTACGTGGAGCCGACTGTTGAAGGCTTCTACCGTGACTGGGCTGCTAATGAGAGCCGAGCTACGGGTATCCGAGAGAAGATGGAAGAGATCCGCCAGGAATGGCGAGCTGATTACCGACAACAGAACGGTGAGATGCCTGAGGAGCTTTCGGACATCCTCTGGGATGATATCCGTAGTCAAGTCCCCTCTACTCGGACTCAGACTCTGTTTGGGCAGGGCGATGAAGGTATCATGACTGATGCCGGCATTCCTCAGCTCCAGGCCTTCCGTCTTCGCCGCACGTCTGATATCGTGATGCGCGATAAGATTAAGGCCGCCATGAAGGGCGAAGTATCTGGCCCTGCGATTACTCTTGGCGAGATGGCTGTGCCGTCTCCCCTGAAGATCGCAAATAAATTGAGTACATTCATGATCGAGAATCCTCAGCCCGTTGCCCCTCGCGGTAACGACGGTATGAGAATCGAGAATGATAAGGAATGGCTTCGCAACTGGACGTGGCGCGAAGTCAATGATTACAGCAACTCTATTGGCATCCCGATCACGGACATGGACTCCTTTGGGCGAGTCTTCCGATTGATGCACGTAGAGAGAGCCGTGAAGCAAGGCATGACCTCAGGTACGTCTAAGTTGAAGTCCACCGAAAACGGTGAAGGCTTTGACCTTAAGACTATAGAAGGCCAGAAGGGCTTTATGGATACCGTCCAACGAGACATCCAGTCTTATCTGGAAGAGCTCATGGGCGAGACTGAGATTGCTGCTAAGAAGGAAGCTGGCACGCGAGACGTGCAGATTATTCCTGATACTGGAACCGCCTATCCCGCTGGTTCGTTCTTGCAGGCTCTTAGAGAGCTGTACGTGAACGACCCCACTGGGAACTGGATGCACGCTGATGCGCTGCTCGGGCCTGCTCCTCGAGAAGGTATTGTTCTTGAGGGTAGTAACATTACGTCCGGCGCGTTGATCACCGGCATTATGGCGAAGTCTGTTTTCTCCAATGACTTTGGTATTGGCATGGGCGCGGCTGAAGAGTCTGTCCGTTTCGGGCATTGGTTTATTATGACCAAGTTCGGGGTGGACGCTGAAGAAGCTGCGTTTAAGTTTAACGAGTACGCCGCTAGGCGTCTTGAGGACGATGCGGACGGATCGTACTACGAAGCCAGGCTGAAGGAGTGGCAGGAAGGGTTTGTCGATGAGTCCTTTATGCCTGCTAACATTACTACGTTGATGGGTCTTGGGTCTGTTCGTGAAACCCTGATGAAGGATCCCGAAGCTATGGGCCTGGCCCGTAAGCTCTTTGGTATCTCGAAGCCAGAAGAACTTACTCAGGAATTGCTGCAAGATATGATTACTGAGGGGGACCTTAAGGTTCTCCAGGTTGAGGACGGAAAGCGTAGGCCTGCGGCTTACATCGATTCCCTTGGCCGCGATCTTACTCTGAGCCGCGTTCCAATGAAGACTCTTCTCTGGCGTACTATGGGCCAGCTCCGTGCTTCTGGTATTGACCCCAAGTCTCAGCCGATGATTCGTCGTCTGTGGTTTGCGTCGATGCTTGAAATGAAGATGGAGAAGCTCAACCTCGTGGATCAGATGGGCGCTCGTGAGTATAGGTCTAGAGCCTTCTCACATCTCCACCCTGACCGCGAAGGTAAGGTTAGCCAGGATCGTATCGACGCCGCCCGTAAGGGAATTGGCGAAGTCACGGACGGCGCTAACCGGTGGATGTCTTTTGATGATTCTATCTCCGGTTCGTCTGGGCTTGATGCCCTTGCTTATATCCGGGGTAGTCAAATCTTGGGTATTTACGAGAACTCCGGCGTCTTCGACATGTCTCACCTGAAATCCGCAGATGAGGACGGAGAGGTTCGCTGGAACGCAGACGCTGCTCACGCGGCGTGGGCATATCATCTCTCTGGTAAGGACGAGATGAAGATGGCCTCTATTGCTAAGTATTCTTCCCGAGCCAAGAGAAACATGGCCGAGGGAATAAAGGGCTCTGTTCCTCCCGTGTCTTTCCTGCGTCGATCGGACTTTACGGAAGGCATGGGCAAGAAGTTTTATGATAACTTTAATATTATCGAATCTCGTCTCAACTCTGAAGTAGAAGGCACGTTCCGAGAGGACATTGCTGCTATCATGGGAGACGAGCTGGACTATAACACGCGAGGTGTTAACCGAGCTAAGCTGGAAGCCGTTATGGCTAACATGCCTGAGCGCGATCTGATTACCGATGCGTCGGCTGGTCGAGTTCTCGATGATATGGAAACTGAGCAGGAGGGTAAGCTAATTGCTGAGGGTGTCCCGGATAACTCTGGGCCTATCTTTAGCAATGGCCGAACTCTTGCTAATGAGTTTGATAAGGTAATTCGTGAAAAGCGTTACCCGGCTTTGAACACTCTGATTGATGAGTTTAAGAAGGCGGGTGTCTTTAAGGATGAAGACGCTGCTCGCGAATTCGGTTTGATGATGGCTATGAACATGGACCTCCTGGGGGATCTCCTCCCTGGGATCAAGTTCCAGTTCACCGGCGAAGCTGGTACTGCTAAGATGCGGTCTATGATTGACAGCTCGCAGCAGATGCTTCATCGCGTCTCTATCCTTAAGGATATGAGAGGCATGGAGGCCATGGAGGTGTTTGATATTGTTGTTCATGAAATTGGACACGCTATCGTCCACCGTGGGATGGCACTTGGTAAGGGAGCCAAGGGCGGCGGACCGTCGTCCCATGCCCTCACGTCGATGAGGTCTCAGTTCCATCGCCGTATCCTTCAGGGTACGCCCGAGGACTTGAAGACTTTCAATGACGCGTTTGTTGCTATCCATGGAGACAAGAAGGGCAATGAGTTGTTTAAGAAGTTCTACGACGACCTCAAGAGCGGTGACTCTCACCGTCAGGGTGTTGCGTCGCAGGAGTTCGCAGCTCAGATGATGTCCTGGTATTTGCTTTCACGTACGATCGATACTGAGGTGACTAAGAACTTCGGTGAAGAGTTTACTGCTTTGTATCGCGCCGGTTACGGTGATCGTATTCGTAAGATCGCAAAGATCTACGAGACCCCTAAGATCGAGGCTAAGGGCATTAGAGCCGACAGGCTTAAGCCCGCTACGGTCCTTGAGCGCCTGGGCCGCATTGCTAACACTGCGGAGCCTGTGCTGTGGTCGGGTCGTAAGGCATTTAACGAAATGTGGTTTAATCACTCTTCGAACATCAACACAGAGGACGCCCTTCGCAAGGCGTTGACTGAGGCGATGGACGAATCACGAACAGCGTCTGAAGAAGATCTACCGATGATCCGCAATAAGATTGAGTCTCTCAAGAACCGCTTGGCGGAGCTTGGGCACGCGACTCCTTCTGAGCGATCCATCGCTGGTGTCCAAAGGACGCTGCTTGGTGAGGGCACCCGCAAGAAGACGAGGTATGCTATGCGCGACTCCGGTCTCACGATCGAAGAGCGTGCAAAGATTGCCCGTAAGATTGCAGATGGTGACCCGGCTACTCACGAAGAGTTCGGTCGAGTTCGCCTAGACGGTTTCACTGAGGACGAGAAGAAGCTTATCGTTGATCATATGATTGACGGGAAGATCGCTGGTCGTCGCGAGACCGTGGGTGACTCTAAGTTCCGACGTGCGGCTATGTTTGTCGGTGAGGGCATTGCTTTGCAGGGCACCTCTTCGGCGTGGCGTTCGATGACGGATGAGATCAACTGGGCGGCTCAGATGCTCAACAATACTCTTGGCTTCGAGGAGCGTTCCGCTGCTCAGGCTTTTAGTATGGGCATGTCGCAGCAGGAGATCCAGACGCTTCAGCGAGCGCTGTATGGCAAGCCGATGTCGGCGTCCATTGAACTCTTTGAGATGGCTCAGAAGATCCAGGACCCTGAGTTCGTTCGTATGGTTGATGATGCGTTTGAAGAAACCTTCATCGGCCATCCGGATAATACCGAGGCTCTGGATGAGTTGGGGCGTGTGAACCCGCATGCCGCCAACCTGGTCGAGACTGCTTCGCGTGAATTCGCTAAGCTGTACGACCGTGCGTATAAGAACGCGCATCAAACTGGTGAGATGGATAAGTGGGTGGTCGATAGTCTCGTCGGTGACGGGAATCGCCAGCTGCCTATTCAGCTTAGCCAGATCATCAAGGAAGATTCTGCTATGCGCGAGATGTCCATCAAGGTTGGTGACGGCATCCGCCAAGAGCAGATTCGACGACTTGAATATGATCCCTCCGTTCCCGAGGAACGACAGGGGTTCGTGAATGCACAATTCATGCACGACTATGGCATCTTCGCTCCGTGGAAGTCAGCAATGTCTCCCACCGATCGGGCTCGCCATGTCGATACCCTGGACTCCGTCTATGGTTCGGATCTCGTTGATATTATTATTGACGAAGGCAAGCTGAACATTGATGAAAGCAAGTACGACATCGGCTTTGATGGCGGTGATCGTTCTGACGAGTTCTGGCTGGCGTCTCAGGTTCTCCAAGAGAAAATGGAGGCCGGTCAGTGGCACGCTAAGGATATGCCCACTCAGTTGCGGGATGTCTACAAGCAGGCCATGCAGGGGCGCGTTGACCCCGCTGTGTTCACGGACAGTAAGAATGTCCCCTTCTATATGCGCCACCTTGATCGGGACTTCCCCGATCCGGAGGACCGAGCTAAGTTCCGTGCGGTACTTGCCTCGGGTAGGGAAGTATCCTCGCCGGCCGACTACGAAGCAATGAAGATGTTGTATCGCAGTCGTCACGGTGGTTACTCCTTCGCTAACAACCGCTTCATGAGCGGCGGTGACTTCCGACGTATCTTGAACGACGGTGTTGCTGGTCGGGGTCTGAACCGTACTCCTATTAATGTATTGAAGACCTTTATGGCCTTCGATCATGGAGTCACGGACAAGTTCTTTAATCAGGAGTACTACGGCATTACCGGCTTCGGTTATGGCGATCTCCTGAATGCTCTTAAGGCTCGCGTCCATCGGGCGCGTGTCTCGCAGGACGGTACCATGGTCAAGCTCTCCGATTCTCAGCAGCGCGCTGCGATCAAGGAGATTGAGAACCTCGAGTCTCAGTACAGGCTTGCCCAGGGCCGTAACCCTTCGTATAAGGATGAGTCGGGCAATGACTTCCTCGAAGCTGTTGCTCCTACGATTCAGACGGCGGTCGGTCTTGCGACCACGCCTAACTGGACGACTGCGTCCCTCATTGTGGAAGGCACGGCTGGCTTGGTCAATCGTGCAGCTAAGATGTTCACCGACGGAACGAAGATGACTCTTCCAAAGTACGCCGGTGACATGGGGGCCATGCGGGATTCGATGCACGCCATCGGTATCACCATGCCCTACCATATGACGAAGCTTGGCTTCGGTCACATCTGGAACATGGGCGACGAGGCCTCGGCTGCAATGGCCCTGGACCCCTCGCTCAAGGAAAGCTTCCACGACAAGGCTAACAAGAAGATCCGTCGTTTGGGCTCCTTCGCGTTTGAACGAGTGCAGCTCGCTCAGCGTGAGGCGGCCATGATCCCTGCTCAGCAGCTTCTCCGGAAGATGCTGGTCACGGACGCCGACGGAAACTCTAAGGCCATGAAGCTGGCTGACGCTCTCAACGATTGGATTGCCTCCAACCCTGAGGGCACTATTGACGCCAAGCTGATTCGACGCCTTGCGAAGGAGAACGGTGTGAAGGCTGACGTGGCTACTCAGATGCACGGCCTGGGTCTACTCTCTCCGGAGATGGCTCGGCGGGTGTCTGAGCTGGCTGAAGACTATATGCCTGATAACACGTTCCTGAAGTATGAAGAGATGTTTGATGCTGTCGCTTGGGAGCCTGGCCTCGGAAGAGGCAAGGAGTCTCTCAAGTCCGGCAAGGCGGCTACTGGCCTCCAGCAGCTTCTCTTCAACCAAGTTGCCAAGACGAACATGGAGCCCCGAGTTGGTACGACCAACTTGAACACGAGCCCCGTTGTCCGTATGTGGCAGCAGCTATCACAATATTCTATTCTGTTCATGCGAGAAGTCATGGCTGGCCTGGCGGCTACCGGCCTCGGTGCCACCGCGGCTATGCTCATGCCTCTCTACTTCGGTGAGGTCATGTGGTACTCGCTGAACAGGATGAAGAACGGCGACTCCCCGGAGGCGATCGCGGAGGACTGGCGGACTGATGCCCCTGGGCAGATGACCACCGCTCTTGCTCGTATGCCTGTCTTTGGGGCCGGGTCGTTCCTAACTGATATGATTATGAATAGTCTGACTTCCTCTGTCGGGAAGCTCAGCGGAGGCGCGGTCTTTGGCTCTAAGGCCCAGGAGCGCTCCTTCGGTATGAACACCCCCGGCATGCCTGGACCGTCTATGATGATCCAGAGCATCACTGCGTTCACCGATCTGGTGAAGCAGGGCGGCAGCGCTCTCCTTGAGGGCAACCCCGCTGAGGCTGCGAGTCAGGCTAAGGAGTTCTTGTACAAGTACGGTCCCGCGGAATTCCGTCCCCTTCTGGTGGCGGGGCTCCGAGGAGCGACTGGTGACTTCAAGGACGCCAGTGGTACGCCTCAATCGCATCGTCCGAAGAATCTCCAGATCCTGGGGAACTTCAATGCAGTCCCCGAATACCGGGGGCCGGCTCCTAAGCAGACTCGTCTCAAGGGCCGAGCTAGGGACTATGCCAAATTGAAGGCTGACTACGTAGCGGGCTTTGAATCGCCCAAAACTCCGCAGACGACTGGAGACTCATCTCCGGGAGTAAGCGGGGCTGGAACGCCTCAGGGAGGATCCTCCGGCCTCTCAGGTACCATTGCGACTCCTAAGGGGAACGCGATGGGACCGGGATCCGCAGGTGGCTCCCTGGCGGACAAGTTAGGAAAGTGATACTCTCCTTGTGGGGGCGGTCTGGTTGGCAGCAATGCCGGCTGGGCCGCCCCGACTTAGGGGGACTTATTATAATATTTATACGATAACACCCTAAGCCTCTTAGCTTCCGTCTGCGTGTCACTGCCACGTTGGCAGGCGCTGGATGGGAAGAGTGTAGAGTGGGTTTTTGATGCCGTAAAGGTTGTATGGCTTAGTAGTATATACTAAGAAGTATATTAGTAATACATAATATAGTTGGTGTCTAAGGAGCTACCTAGACTGCTTAGCTTCCGTCTCAGTATCCCCTTAGCTACCAACCCAGAGCTCATAGCAGTCTATCAGTGGCTTACCAGTGGTAGTTGCTACATCAGTGGAGCTGCTGCGCCTTCGACTCGGGATCGGGGAAATCGACTTACCCCCTGGGAATACACAGGCGGCTATCTTCTCTTTTAATCTTTTTAGTTTCCCCCCATAACCCCCCTCTTCAAGAACCTCGAGGCTTCGCCTCTCGGCCACCAACACAGCTCCCTCCTCGCGGACTCGTCGGTCGCACACACCCAAGCGGGGCTTCGCCCCTTTGCCACCAACATCGCCGCTGCATCGCTGCCTTCGCGGGCTGCCTCTCGTCTAATGTACTGCTGGTGGCTAAGGTGTAGACGTGTGGTTACCTGCTTCTTTCGCTCAATGAGTCGATGGCCGAGGCAGCCCACTCAGCCACCGGCCTCGCAAGCTCGGCGGGCTGCATTGGCGGCAGCAGCTGCACGATAGCAGAGCTGCACTCGATAGCCAAGGCGGCAAGGCGGCAAGCCTCGCAAGCTCGGCTAACTGCATTGGCGGCTGGGGGGCAGGAACCCTCCGCTTCAACACTTCAACCGAAAGGAACACCATGCTTAAGGCAGAACTGCAGGACCGCGTCAACGAACTCGAAGCCGAACTCGCTGCCATGAAGGCGGCACCGGCGGAAGAGGTCCTCGAGGCGACCGTCATGTTCGGCATCCGGAACCTCGAAACCGGAGCCGTCAACTGGATGGCCCGAGAGAACATGACCCGAGAGGAAGCCGAAACCTTCGCGCGGCAGCACGCAGCGAAGATCGGCCGGCGCTTCGAGGTCACGTTCTACCCCAAGGGCGGCACCGAACAGGTGCGCGCCTGAGGGGACCACGGAGGGGGCGGCCGCAGGGCTGCCCCCAAANTGGGGGACAGTTCACAATCACTATCACGACTCAATCCAAAGGAATCACCCATGAACCTCGCAAACGAATTCGAACCCAACACGAACCCG